GTTTGGGTTCATTATGCAGGAATGGATCGCATGATTGCTGCATTAATTAATAAGAACACCAATCGTCAAAACGTTTCATTACCAATCATAGCAGTTGACCTAAATGGCCTTCAACCAGATCCGGTGCGTAGGAAATCTCCGGTACATGAAGATGAGATCCCTATTAATGATAATGAATTCATTCGTAGGTTGGTTGGTGTGCCAATGGTGATGGAGATGGAAGTTGCAATCATGGCCAGTAGTCACACTGAATTGTTTCAGCTACTCGAGCAGATTCTGTTAATATTTAATCCACGTGTGAGCATTCAAAGAGACACTGACATCGACCAATCGGATTACATTACAGAAATTTCATTGAATACCATCAGTAAAGAGATTCAATCACCTATCGGACAAAGCCGAAACATGTATGTTCAGGTACTCTCGTTTGAGGTACCTATTAGGTTGAGTTATCCACGTGGTGTTAGTGATGATATCATCAAGCAAATCAATCAAAATGTGACAGTTGATGAGAATATGGACAACGTGATCACTGAGGAGATTACCGATGAGTAGTTTTAGTGAGCTGATTCGCAATTCAAATAACAATAACAAACGCAATGACTCTTTTTATGTCAAGTTCTTTAACTTCCCAGAAGACGTATCTAACTACCTTGGTAAACAAATCAAGCGGTTCAATAGACCAACCATTTCATTCGAAACTTCGACTATGTCGTTTAGAAACTCAAAGGTGTCGAGAAGTGGTAAGCTTGATTTGCCACAATTCACAATGACATTCAATGATGATTCAACAGGTATAGTGAGTATGTTGCTTCATGCACAAATTATGCGTCAACTAAAAATGCAACCAAATATTTTTGGACAGACTAATCAAGGATTTGATTTGCATGATGACCGGTTTGATTTAGAAGTGGTGATGTGGGGAGAGACAAAATCAGTAACTGATTCTTTTCGTTTAAGACGTTGCTATATTACTAACATCGACTATGGAGATCTGACAGTTGATGATGATACTGATTCAGAAATTACGGTGTCTGTGGTGTATGATAATTATGATGTGAAAATATTTGATAGGTACCATTCATTAATACAAAGAGATTAGGAGGTGTTACCCTCCTAATTGATTTACCAAATCATTTAAATCAAACCATTCTCCCGACGGTGACTTAATCTGTGGAACTTCCCCACGACCAAGTTTATCGGTGATGAACTCGAACCAATGCTCATAGTCTTCATTAATATCAACGATCTCAACATTGAGGTCTTTAGATTCAAGTAACTTAACTGCTTCAACACACCTCGAGCATGTTGGTTTGCTTAATACTAACCATTTCATGGGTTCTGATACTCCACATTTATTCACATTCACTATACTCAACCGCCAACCAATGTTCCTTATTTCGCCATTGTGCGGCTAAGCTATCGTAGTAGTCTGCTACCATATCGCAAGCAGCATCGTAATCCATCCCACCACCACAATCTGGCATTCTACAGAAATGTGGCTCAATCCACACACTATCATTTTCACCATAGCATACATTAAAACCCGTCATATCACACATTGTTTTATCCTTAGCAAAGTCTTTTATCTTTGGTGAGTCTTTTTAGTGTTGAGTGAAATTGTGTGTGATCTTCGTGATTACACCCCTTTTCTATACACCAGTCAGTTATTGCGTTGTTTAGAGCAACCAATCCACAACATTTACAGTATTGTTTACCAACACCATTTAACACTGTCCATTGATGACCTTTCATCTTATAAGGTTGACGGACTTTAGCACTAGAAATAAACTCTTGAACTTCTTGTTGGCTAAATGTGTACATTTGCTTACTCATAAGCACCCTCTCCAACGTATGTGATTTTTGCTATTTCTTCCATTTACCCATGAAGAAAATAACACCAATCATCTGTACCAAGAAAGCAACCGCAAAAATTGGCCAAAGCACAGCCCCAGTCATCAGATGATTATTAGTTTCATGGAACCACCCGTATGATGTTGGATTATTTGCCTTGTATGCAGCCTCAAATAAAGAGACGACCACCCAGCCAATGAATAACCAAGAAAGAACTAAAACTATAGGCACCCAAAAAGGAATAACCCCCAGCAAAAACATCCATAGTATGGTTTCCATCTAACTCACCTCCAAGTTTTTTTCGGAATCGTACACATCTTTGATATACGATTTAAATTTCTTCGAATCACCTTGTGACTCGATGATTGCCGAGTGGAGGTGACATCCTAACATCGGAGCGAATTTCACGTCATCAAAATTTTCACATGGGTGAATTCGTTCTACATGTGATCTTACCACATCAGGCTGCAGCTCATCAACTTTTACGATATGATCGATGCGACCTTTACGGTAAATCGCCTGATCAACATTTTCCAAGTGGTTAGTTGTCATGATAATAATCACATCACGCAACTCATTCACGCCGTCCAATGTATTTAAGATACCAGAAAGCGTTAAGAAACTGAAGTTATTGTCTTCGTGCAAATTTGTTTGTACTCGGTCTTTAGTAGCAGGTGATGAGTCGAAATCCTCAATGACCACGATGGAATTGCTAGGCACACTTGATAGTGCTTTCATTAATGATTTGTCAGACATACCATCCAGCGATAAGATACAAATATTCCTATTATAATATGAAGCAATAGCCTTAATGAGTGATGTCTTACCAGTCCCAGGTCGACCATACATGATATTAGCCATTTTATATGGTACCCCATTCTCAGTGTACCAATTTTTGCTGTCAATAAAATTTTGAACCTTATTGAAAACAAAATCACTCACTTCTGGATTCATAGCAATCGAGTGTATTGGTCTTTGTGGAATCTCATTTCCACTCCACCATTCAGAACCATCGAAGGTGAACACGTATGAGTCGTTTTTGGATTGGCTGTTGATTTTATCAATGATAAGACCAAATAATCTCTCGAGAATCTTATTGTCACGACCGATCGTGTTGATTGTGATTTGTTCTTTCTGGTTTTCTGACCCAGAAGAGTCTAATTGTTCGATGTTGAACCAGTACGGTCGACCTCGATAGAGAAAGAAATGAATACCATAACCTGCAGATAGTTGTGCAGATGCTGGATCATGTGGGTCTCCTAGTGTCGTCATGAAGTTTCTACTCCATCCAAGGAATTCCCTTTCTTTTGCTACAGCCAGAAATGTATAATACAGTTGAGATTTCGTATATGATGTGTTATTAAGAGTCATCGTGGTAGTTAACTGGCGCTTAATAAAATGCCAAACGGTGATGGGCACATTTCGCAATAAGAACGTAGTAACACCCAAGAACCATAAAGATATCACACCAGCAACAACTGGGTTGTGTCGTGAGAACTCAATAAAATCGTTGTAATACTGTTGAATTGTGGTCAGCACTTCCAGTTCAAACATTTATTTCTCCTTATTATAGTCAGTATAGTCTATTTTTCGATTACACTTATCTCTGATTAACGGCTTCTTAACACAATCAACATATTGGCATAGTGTTGGTGATTTTTGCACCCACCCATCAATTGTTGAGCTGATGTGTGTAATCATGCTTACTAGTCCATATACTAATGCAAAAAATGACAAAATGATAACATTAACCAAGACCACCGATAGTAGTATAAATGCCAATATGTATGTGGCAAGAATTAATCCAGACGCTTCTCTGGGATTCATTAAAATGAATGGCAGTTCAAATCCCATATCATTGAGAGCAACGATTATGATGTCTGGAGACAATGTAATTGTTAAAGTATACATCGTGAAGAAAATCAATGCAACAAACAGTTTGAAGTAGAATCCACAAACTGTTTCAGGTCTCTCAAATGTCCCAAAAAGAATAAATGTTGTGATTTTGTCAATCTTCTCATAGATGTTCATGATTCACCCCGCTTAACACGCTCATCATAAAATTCCTCCAAAATCGATTGTTGCTTTTCATAGGAAACCACTATATGAAGTATTACCTCATATGGTAAGCTGATACCATGTGTCGAGCTGACCTCATTTTCCAATTGCTTTAACCATTTATCTTCATGGGTTTTTGGGCTGTACCCGACCCAGTCCACCGTTTGACTATCATTCTTATCTTTCATGACATATAACCTCTAATGGATAAACCCCGACACACACCCAATCACTTTGTTTTGTTTGACAATATTGGTATTTTTGCGCCATCCAATTTTCCCAGTACTCAACATCACCGTCAAAATCGTGGTCCGTAATATTCCTATATGTATTCGAGTTATTGTCAAAAAATACGATTAATGCTTTCATGTTTCCCCCGATTGTTTCATCTCTTAATATTTTGTTACGGTAAATCAAGGCGTCACACTTTATTTCCACAAATCTGCTCATACATCACCCTGCTTTACGCGCTCGGCTAGGTTGGTGGTGGGGCTTTCTGTTCTAGCAGTTCTCCAAAGCTTAAACACCTTTTCAGTTTCTTTGTGTGTCTCAGACAAAGCCCACTGTTGCAACTCTGCATAAACTTCGTTACCTGCATCACGCAATCGCTCCACATGCGCCGTCAGTGCATCTATTTTAGGCTGTAATTCTTCCGATGCCTTTTGCACTCCACGTTGTTCACCTGACTTCATTAATGAATAAGTTGTTTTGTGACATTCTTTTTCCGTTGCAAGTTCCTGCTCTAATCCATTAATCCTCGCTTGTAGCTGTTCGATACTTAAACGCAACTCACGTGGTGAAATCTCTTCGCTGTTAGCATCAAATCCTAGTGCCACACGAGCTGCCTTAGACTCTGCTCTCATCTGGTGGGCGCATCCCGCTGACATGCCATATTCATTTAGCCGCGCTTGGAGTTGTCTAACTGACGAGTTAGCGCCCTCAATAACAGAAAGTATTTCTTGTGGAGATAACTCCTCATATTCACATGGCTGACCTTTTTCGTGTAAATCTCTACAAGCATGAATTTTGTCACATATTACTTCAAAATTCCATCGTGTGAAATCGTTCATTCGTCTTCTCCTTTTGGCTGAATTGGGGACTGAAACTTATCTCAGCTTGGTGATGAGCTACCGATAATTGACCGCTATTTTCAATCAGACCGTTACCCGCATCAATCAATTTGGTAACACTTTTGCGCAATTTCATCACCATCCCCCTTTGATCGCGCACCATACTCGCTTATACCATGGCTGTTTCCACCAATTATACATGTTTTCTTTCAGTTCGTCAATTCTGCAACGCATTCCATGGTTCTCCACAGAAATGTCTCTTAATTTTTCACGGGTCTCTGCAGTTAGAAGGTCTTCCAACTCAGGGTCGATTGCAATATACGCAACCTCATCTCGAGTATGTCCATAGTCATCACCATGATGCCTATGAAACGCTTTCACGGGGATAGATATTCTACGAACTCCATCACCAACAGTTAGCTCACGGCCATTATAAGACTCAGTAAATATATGAGGGTTATCATATTGATACATTGGAACAGTGTCGACCAACATTCCCACCTGAATGTTCTTTCGGTCAATACTATAGACTGTTACCTTTTTCATCATCGTCTCCCGATTTAACATCATCCACTTCCAAGATCTTCACACCATCAATTTTCTTGAGTTTATATAGATAGAAATTCACCATAGTCTTTGACATTTTCTTTGCGTAGAAGATTTCAAAATTTATGAATAACAACGCCACAATCCCTGCTGCAATAAAATTGGAATGGCTTATTAGGATGGACATGAGTGAGATGCCAAACAATTCAAGAAACCCATATCTCTTCTTTAAAAGTTTGTCGGCAATCCAGCCGCGATGGGTGTATTCTGCTTTGTACATATTATTCCCCTTTAGATGCTTCCTTAATCAAAATAGCGATTTTCATCAATGCCAAATCTTTATTCTTGTGCGGAGACCTCTCGCTATCTTCAGTGACCACAATCCCAGTCGGGATATGTGTGATTTTTATACCACGAGGCAAGTGGTACCCAAAATTGCTAGTGGCGTTTGTCTTACTATCCCAAAACTCAATTAACAAATCACTAGGCTTAATTCTTATCATACCTCTCCTCCCGAACACACGTAGAAAAATCACAGTGTTTACATTCATACATTCCAGGCCATCGGTCACCAAATGGTACTAATTCGTGGTCACCACTACAGTATGAACTATAGGTGAAACTGATGGATGTCGTGAACTTGATGTCATAACCACAATTCACACATTCCTGTTCAAACTCAACATCCTCCTCGTATCCATACCCATCGTCATGGTTGACTTCTTGTGATGTCTTACACTTTGGGCAAACGATGTCACTCATAAATTTCTCCTACTATTTGAGCACGTAATGAATGTTTATACCATTTTTATATGGTCATTGTACAGTATCAGGGACTGGGTGTCAATCGGAATAAAAAAACCACCCGAAGGTGGTTTTTTGTTTGGGTTAGAAGTCTAAGTTTAGGTCTAACCCACTTGTGTCGTTTTCAATAGCACCAATGTTGTAACTGGTGATGTTGATTTCCTGAGCAGCAGATTGCATCTGGCTAGGGTCGATATACTTCTCCATGTAAGGCAGTGGGTTGTCTTTCACCACATCATAAGTGTACTCAACTCCTAACGCCTCATAGATTGGTAATGCCATGTGACACACGTACTCTTTTAATAGGGTCGCATTCAAACCTACAATTTGGCGACCTTCGCTGAATAAGTAATCAGACCAAGCCATCTCTTGTTCCACGATACTGTCTAGTATTTGTTTAATCTCCGGCTTAGTTGCTTCAATAGCATCCTGCCACTCTTTATCACGTAACAGAATATCGAGAACCGTGTAATCCATCCGAGTATGTAAAACCTCGTCTCGGCAAATCAGAGCGACCAAAGCACCAATACCCTGAAACACATCTGTTTCTGAGATTGAGAACGTTACAGCGAATGATGACATGAATGCAATACCTTCTAACGCGAACAACGCTGAAAACGCCTTAATGAGAGCCTTCTGTTTCTCAGAAATAGGTGCGTCTTTAGGTAGTTCCTGCAATTCATCAAACGCTTTAACAATAGCCTCTGAACGGATTAAAGTCTGGGTGTTATTGTAAATGTCATCAAGCATTTGGTTCGGATCAGAGAAAGTTTGCTTGATGATATGGGAATAACTCCTTGCATGGATTACTTCAAACAAACTCTGTGCGGTCAGCATCCCCTCCAACTCATTATTACTACAATACGGTAGTAGTAACTCAGCGATGGAGCGTGAAGCAACACTATCAGCAAGAGTTTGCCACCCGATAGTCTTAACCATAAGGTCTACGACACCAGATGGGAGTTGCTGCATGTCCATTCGATCTTGAGTCAAGTCTACTTCAAATTCATTCCATATCTGACCCATCTGCTGATGGTATAGTTTCTCAATAGCAGGGTACGTCACATTAATTGTGTCAAACACACCCAAGTCCTCTCCGAAAAAGAGAGGGTATTTCTTGGTGTGGTGTCCCTTATTGCTTGCATTAAATACTGTCATTATGACCTCCGTTATAGTTTACAAGATGAGCAACCATCTTCGTCTTGTTCCTCAATCACTACTTGTTCTTTTCGCTTGATGTCTTGGAACGAGCCCTCATTATCGTCCTTAGTGTTAAGGTAATACTTGGTCTTATTTCCTAGCTTAGCGTGGGCAACCCATTCTTTCATTAATTGCGCCATACTCACACGACCATTAGGGAAGATTTCAGGTACAACATAGAAGTCGCAACTAATCGCTTGGTCTGTAAAGTCTTGAACACGGGCATAATACTTGGATAGAGTGATGTTATCAATATCCCATGCCACTTTATTTTGTGTTGGGTCAAAGTCTACACATATAAATTGAACCAACCCCTTACGACTTCTCTTATTAATCACCTTTTTACGAGGTGGGTATAAGCCGTTAGTTGAACCACTTAGTACAGAACTTGACTCAGTGGGCATGTGTGCAACAAGGACGCTGTGTTTACGTGGTAATCCTCGCAACGATTCCCAATCTAACCCTGTAATACTTTCATTAATTGCTGTGTCAATCGGCAACCAATCTAAATTAACACCCTCTACACAAACCCCGTCCTCTTTAGACATAAGTTGACTTGCTTTTAACAGATAATAGTAGTGATACTCCGCAAGTCTTTGTACAAACCCAAGTGAGTTATCCGTACCGTCATAATCATAGCCGCTTTTATACAATGCACTGGCCAGTCCTGTAATGCCAATACCAACAGAACGTCTCCGCATAATCGACTCTTTCATGCTCTCTGTCATCATTGGAGCATTGTCAATCATAATATCAACAGCTTTTAGTGTCAGATATGCAATTCGCTCATATTCGTCAATTGATATATTTGCTACATTGATGGCACTTAAACTACAGAATGCTGTTTCACCTTTCGATTTATCTGAGAACAAGTCTTGCATACTCTTGTAAGGTTTTGTCGGCAGGCAGATTTCCTCACAGAGATTTGATTGTCGAATAGTGTCTACAAATGGTGTATGCGTATTTGTACGAGTTAAGTTGTTATCATAAAAACGTCCTGTCTCTTGTCGCACAGTTAAAAACTTACTTAATAAGTCACGGGCTTTGACTTTCTTATGCTTAACTCCGTTACTCAGGCATTTCCACACCACAGCATTGTATTCATCAGCACTAGCGGTATAAAACTTCTCATAAACCTCTGGAGCGTCTTTAAGTCCTAGCAAATACCAATCTTCGTCTTTAATAACAGCTTGATAGAAGGCATCATTATATCCAAACTCATAATCTAGTTTATCAATGCGCTGTTCAATATCAATGCGTTGCGATTTCCAGAACAATATTTCCTCGATCTCAGGGTCAACCGCCAAGACGGTAACTGTGGCATTACCACCACGTGTAATCTGGGTTAAACATTTTACACTTCTGTCTACCATTTTGAAGATAGGCCACTTGCCGAGGTGCTTAACTCGACCACCTTTTACATTATCACCTTTTGAACGTGTGGTGAATTCAATACCAATACCCGCCTTCTTAGCTGTCATTCGATAACCAATGTAATCAGCAACAGCAATCGAATCTGTTTCATCACCACCACTAATTACGCAGCAGGAAATCGTATCCCAATCACCATTACGGAGTCCATTCAAAGCAGGTGTTGGTAGATTAATCTTACCCTTAATCAATGCGTCAGCATATTCAAACGCCTCTTGTGTATCACCAAACAATGCTAGAGAGATCCCAATCATCCCAATATGAGGAGTTTCTACAGTTACGTCATCAATCTTAATAGCGTATTTATCAGACCACTGTTTAATCTGCCAATACTCCAGTCGTGTTTGTTTTAACTTGTTATACCAGTCATTCCAGCGTGGGTTGAACTCGGGCATGACACCACTGTCCCACACACCATATTCTTCATAAGTGTTAAAGATTGTTTCAAAAGAGTTGCTGTCGTCGATACCCAACACATATTGCATTCCTTTACGAATCTCGGCAAACTCTAATCGTGCTGCAATACGGCTATGCTCTAGTGTCTGTTTCTCTAAGCACACATTAACCATTGTTTCGTGAATGTCTTGCGTAGAGCAACCATCAGCTAGTCTCTTAAATGTTTTTTGAGCAATCTCAGACCAATTACCTCCCATCTCGGCTGCATATAGAGCCCACTTATTCAGCTTATCTGCATCGAATTCTTCAACACGTCCATCACGTTTTACTACTTCTGTAATCATTAGGCAATCACCTCCGTTTCTGTTACATGAACTCCATCTCGGAACATTTGGGGAATTGAGCGAAAACCATGCTCTACGAGGAATGCGTGTGCCGATTTATCTTGTCGAACATTACGTTCTTCATATTGGATGCCGACTTGGTCAAGTCTGTTTTTGAGGGTAATGCAGTGAGGACAACCGTCGCCTGTAAAAAGCTCGATCATGAGGTATTCTCCATTATCTTATTGTTTTATAAAAGAAAACCCACCAATAGAATACTGACGGGTTTTCTGAGGGGTGAAGTTATTTACTCAGATAAACCACATTATATTGTGGCACTCTGAGTAAATCAATACAAGATGTTGTGTTTGTTGGTAATTTATTTTTAACCGAGTAACTCACAATTGTAAATGGATACAATATCCTCTAAGAACGAATGGAATGCCTGCCAACCGTTACCCAAATCAATCTCTTTCACTTTCCAAATTTTGAATGATCGTATAGCGTCTTTTTCCAAGTCAGTGACAATGAATGTGCTTGGGTCGATAATTCCAACTGCATCGGCACCATCTGTTTTACATTTCATTTCACGAATCGATTTATCCGCCTTTTCAAATTTAACTGAAAAGCTATCCAAGTTTTTTGTCACTTCATACAAGCGAGTACTAATGAAATGAGCGTATAACGTTTTTGAGTTCATCTGTCAATTTTCCTTCTATTGCTTTGGTTGTGTTGGTTAAAAAATCGATTAATTCACCGTCGTTCCACACATCAATCACTCGGTCTGGTGGAAGCACTCCATCAAGAATGTAGTCTCGAGAATCGCGAGAGTCAAATTTCCCTCGACCATGGACACGAACAAGTAGCACATGGTCTAAAGGGATAAATGTACTGATTGGTTTTAATTCATCTGGGAATCCAGTTGAGTCATCCCAGTAGATTTGTGCCGAGTTGTTCATAACACTAACCATTCGGTATTCACCAAAATAGGATTCTCCGAAATTTGGTTTAATTAGACACTCACTGACAAAAATCATTGCAAGTCTGAGTGACAGTAATGCATATTCTTCATCACCCAACAATTCGGTATGCCGTGAGTCATATATATCAACACCGGTGGATTCTGTTGCATTGATTGCAACACTCGCTGGTAGTCGAAATAGATCACTTCGGGTCTCTTTCAATTTGCGACTGTTGTAGATCTCCCAGTATTTGTTTTCTGGAACTCCGAAAATCTCCATGGTGAGTCGATGTAGCTTGTCTTTGCAACGTGCGTCCGTGCTTCTGATGTTGTATGTTTCTGCGAAGTATGTTTTTGCGTACTCAACAAGATCAGTCTTTCCGCATCCTAACGGACCATTGATCAAAATTAACATTCTACCTCCTCAATTCGTTTATTGGCTATCTGAAAATAGTTTGGGTCTAGTTCGATACCGATGAAGTTTCGACCAGTATTTACGCAAGCTACACCTGTTGAGCCACTACCCATAGTAAAATCCAAAACAGTTTCACCTTCGTTGGTGTAAGTTTTAATCAGATACTCCATTAAGGCGACTGGTTTTTGAGTTGGGTATAACACTTCATTATTAGGGTTGGCAAAATCTAACACTTGCCTCGGATAACCTTTCTTTTCGATTTTACGAGTCAGCTTATGGTTCTTCCTAGCGGGGTTAACCCCGTAATCCCCACCTAAATACACTTTGGGTCTACTCCAATCTAAAGTACAATCTTCTAGCCCTTGCGGGTAATACGGCATATTTCTACTAGAACCATTTGCCGTAGCTCCTTCAGAAAATACCATTACAGTCTCCAAATCTTTTAAAGGTTTTAATTTTGCGTTCGTGAAGCCAGATGGTCTACTCTTTCTCCATTGCCAGTCATACTTAAAATCCTGTAGATTACTTGTCCTAACGAGGGAACAAAAAGGCTCTTGTCCAAATAACACAATAGCCCCATACGGCTTAATCACCCGCTTCAACTGCCCCCACATAGGTTCTAGTGGAATAATAGAATCCCACTTACAAGCTGTAGTACCATAAGGCGGATCAGTCAAAACTAAATCAACACTTCCGTCAGGAATGTTCTTCATTAATTCTAAACAATCCCCTTGCCATAAGTCTATCTTCATATCAACCCTCTAAAATCTGGGTGTAGCGCCATGAATGGACAAAACGTGGTGAAATTGATACATATGCTGGCTGGTGGATGAATTTGCCGTTTTTGAACTCCATAATGGTTGGTTCATCTCCTTCTAGGACAATGACCTCAACCAATGATTCGTCTTCTGGAATTGCTCTCTCACATAAAATAAAGTTACTCATCATTTTTCTCCATTTTCTCAAGGATACCATGACCCACTTTAAAAATTGCAGCAATGGTTAACAGTGGCCAAAATATTTCAAATTCTGAAAAGATGAGTGCAATTATGGCGAGACCCATATATGCAATAGTTTAAAGTTTAAAACTTTTCAATCTGTCCATAGCACCCCCACTTTAAAAATTATAGGAGCTATTATATCAGTTGATGTGTTGATGTCAACCCTTGAAAATTGAGTTTTCTGTAAGAATTCGGAAGGTCCAACCACGCTCATCGGCATACTTCATTGCCGCCCTCCATTTTGCTTGGTTCACGTGCCATGTTGCTGCTTCTCTAACGAGTGTTGACTTCTTTTTCTTTTTCCCCTTCGTGGGTGGTCGAACTTGTTGGATCGGTTTTATTTCTATGAGCTCTTCTTTTATCTCACCGTTTCGATTTCGGTACTTCAGATATACATCTACGATGTATCTAGCAGGACGCTGCTTGATTGGATTGTAGTATTTTACCACCACAGACTCTAGACCATATTCGAGCACAGAGGGGCTCCTATCAGCCCACTCGAGAAATTCTTTCTCGTAGCTAGAGCGATATATAATCGGAACCTTACCAACGTACTTAGATTGGTTTTTGGGGACAAATTCCCCTTTTGTGTATGAATGTGCCATGTAGATATTTATGCACAAAAAAAACGAGAGACATTGTCTCTCGTTTTTGCACAACCACTATTTTCTATTAATCGGATTTTCGTTTTCTTGCGCTTGCAAGGCGGTCTCGAAGTGCAGATCGCTTATTGCTTTCAGAATCTTCTTTATCTTCCTGATCTTTAGACGACTTATCGTCTTGGTCATCTTCTGAATCATCAGAAGAATCATCATTGTCTTGTGATTTACGTTTGCTTAAACGTTCACTCACTGACTTTTTGGTTGAAGACTCATCATCTTTCTTCGGCTTTTTACGGTCTTTTTCAACAACTTCAATCGCTTTTTCCAGCCACTCTTCAGCTTCAGCTTCGGTTGGGATATCTGGTACCAAATCAAGCTCCACGAAGTCATATTGTTCGATGTTTAATTCTTCTAAATAACCTTCTTCATCTTCGGTTAATGTCTGTCGACGGAAAAAACTCTCATCATATGACGCTTTGCCGCCTTGGTTCTTCGTCTTTTTGATGACAAAAGGTGTGATTGGGATGTCTTCAGGATCTAATTCACCCTCTTGTACCATGTTTTTGATTTGTTTCTCAACATTATGTGGCAAGTACCAAAGTTTTACATCGTTCTGTTTTTCGTCTTCTGGAATTTCCAGAGTAGTATCCAATACAATAACTGACGCCACAGTATAATCACTACTGAACCACCGCTTTGCTTCTTCTTTCAATGCTGGGTCATTCGACTCTTTGAACTGGTCATAGATTTCGAATCCTTTTTGGCAAACAGGACATTCCTCCCCACCCATCTTATAACGGCACCCAATTTCACCAGCAGACCGAACTTTTAGACCAGGTCCATGTTTTGAGAACGACTGCCAAAGGTTTCCGTGAACATCTGGCACAATAAGTACCGTCATCTTTTCACCAAAATCTAACTTGTAATAAGGTAGAATTCGTGGGTCACGTTTTCCATTACCTTCCGCTTCTTTCTCGATTTGAGCACGTAGGTCGCTGCGAACCTTGAACTTATTTTTAAACGCCATTTGTATTTCTCCAGTGTTAAATTGTGTTAAATTGCAATCGGGGCAACCATGACTTCGAACACTTCCATGTCGAAAACGGCAGCACCCATTTCAGTCACTTCGAATACTACTGTACTTTCATCACCCTGTAAAGCAGTTTTTAGTACTCGAGTAAAAGAATCTACTTCCCATTGACATTTGTCAATGGTGCCTAATCCATCAATCGTCAGTGTTTCGACGAAACTATCATTCTCACCGTCGTAAACTTTCATGGTGAGCTCATCATCCTTTGCTTCGAGAGCGATATAGCTGTGCTCTTTATCACCAGTCATCATAATTGAGCTGATTGCTTTTTTTAAGTAATCAACATACTCTTTTTTAAATTCAATCACTGGTGACCGCTCAAACTCATCCATTTCACCAACCGCAACAATGGCCTGCGGTCGAGAGAAACGAAACGATGCTTTTCGTCGACCCTCTTTCATGTTGATTTCTTCTGCAATGTCATGACGTTCATTGACTTTGACTGTCACGCTGACCTTCTCAATGTCAAACAAATTTATTCGTGATAGAAGTCCGCGAACTGATTGAATCCCCATGGCTTTTTCAGTCACCAGTTCACTAAGCACGTCATATACAATCACGTTGCCGCGAGAGTCCATAGCCTGCATGATATTGGCTGGCCGACCTTCATACTCAATTGGCATAATTCGACACGTATCAATTCCCACGCTGGAAAGAACTTCCAACAGCTCTTTAAAATAAACGATGTTCATATGTTCCCCTTATTCTACTTCTGGCTCACCAGTCTCAGAAGTAATATACACATATTTGATATCACATTCAACCATTTTGTCCATAAATTCACAAAATGCGTCATAGCTCGACCATACAACAGGTGTTGATCCATTCATTGCACGAGACCCCATGGCTACACATCCCTTTAGCTCATGTGGGTAATTTGCTTGGTGAAACATAATAAAAGTCCTACCATCAACCTCACAAATTTCATATCCTTCGGTGAATTCCCGTCTACGACCTTTAGTTAACCTAGTGATTAAGGGTGAGATCCTTTTCCTGATTGGGTAAAGACCCTCTGGGATGCATGAAACCTTTACTTCGTTGTTTAACCAAGGTAGCTCGACACTACCAAACTCGGTACCATCTGGAAAAAAGATTGTACCCGCTGTGCCACGCTCGTGATAATCACGAATGATTGTGATTGTTGACTCTTGTTCGTTGTACAAATAATCATCCATTTCTTCCCCTCCGTATGGGTCATTTCTACTAAACATGTTGATAATATAATCAATTATTTCTCTAATAAAGCTCATCATTCCCCCTAAACTGCCATTGGCAAATCATCGCGTGTCATTTTCAACAAGTACGAGTAGTTAGTCACAGAAATATCATCCCATGAAAGCTGTAGAATATCATCTAACGATTTTACGTCTGGTACTGTCCACATCGGAATAGTTTTAAATGCATCCGCAACATCTAGATTCATCTCATAGGCATCAATCATGTGCCCACAATTTTCTGCATGGTTGTCGTATACGTGGGCATCGGCAATTGATAGGTTAATTTCACCCATTCGTAGACCTACCACTTTCGCAACTAGCCCTAAGAAAAATGTTGCAAACATGATGTTGTATGGTTGTCCAAGTACAACATCATTGCTCCGGATGTATTGCATTAAATTTAGTCGGTTACCGGTTACCACAAAATTATAAAGCAGATGGCATGGCTGCAGTGCCATGTCTGGGAAATCGCATGGGTTCCACAGACTAATCACATGTCGTCGACCTTGTGGGTCTGTTTTCAGACCATCAACGACGTTAGTAAGCTGGTCGACACCATTCATGTTTCTGAACTGATGTCCGTACCCTTTGCCGATTGTTCCTGCAGGGATATGGGACTTTCCAATACTTTCCAAATACTCAGCAGACGAATGTCCTTCCCAAATTTTGATGTTTTTTTCAGCCAACACATTTGCATCAGTCGATCCACTCAACATCCATATGAGTTCCTCAAACGCAATTCGTGGTGCGACATTTCGAATTCTTAGCGCAGGAAGGTAGCCATCAGACACGTCAATTTTTATATGTTCACCGAATAATTTCTTAGTTCCCACTCCAGTACGGTCTTGTGACTTATGACCGTGCGTAAGAATACGTCTAATTAGATTAATATGTTGAAAGTCGAAATCATTAAAACTGTTCATCAGTTCCCCTATCTTAGTTTAATTGCGTCACGAAGTTTATCACGTCCAGATTTCGAAGACGATTGGTCTGGCTTTGATTCTGTTTTGTTCAAATATGGTACTTTCTTTACGTTTACGAATGGTTTGTCGGCAATTTCCAATGTTGTTGGATTCCGATACATCGTAATCGGTTTTCTGGTTTTTCCACCATTTCGAACTTTTAGTTGGATCACTTGGAATTCGTCATTGTCGATCATCTCTTCATTTGCGACCATGGCGATTGCCCAATCAGATGCGTTCACAGCAGAAATACCACCGGCCACGTGTGATGCAGACACTTTCATGACGTCCTGTCCCTCACGGTTGATTTGACCGGCAGTAAACATATATGCGTTGAATTCATCACCAATGTTCCTCAGACCGAATGATTTCTTCTCATCCATCGAGTGCTTATCACTAGCTTGTCTAGCTGATACACCATCAACACCCATTAATGCAAGGTAATCAACAATGATAAAGTCTGGATTTTTCTGGTACTTTAGGACGTATTCCATAATTACCGTGCGAATCTGTGAACATGTAGTACCATATGGCATGAATTTTGTGACGATACGGCCAGTGGTCTTTGCCATATATTCATACATTTTTGCAATTTTTGCAGCATTCTGTTTGTGTTCAGCAATATCGGTGAGTGTTAGAATCGAGTCAAGACGTTTGGCATATAGATCCTCCCTCAGTTCCAGTGAAATAATAATCCCCTCGAGACCTTGTGATGAAAGTTGTTTAGCCAAGTTTGCAAGTGTTACTGACTTACCAGACCCAGAAGTTCCATAGATTACCCCCAATTCTTTTCGTCTTATTTTTCCAGTAAGGATGTCGATTGGGATGATTCCTGTGGATCTCTCATCAGAGTATAGATCGGTGTTTCTGATTCGTTCTTCTGGATTTTCATAAATATCGATTCCAACCGAGTTGTCTAACCTCACCATCAACGCTTCACGAGTTTTTTCTGCCACAAGTTCAAGTTGGCCTTCCTCAATGAGATCAACACTTTCGAGAATTGTGATGATCATTTCTCGCTCACGGCAAAAAGTTTCGTATTCTTCTAAAAAATATGAGCGATCATCAATATCCATTTCCCTTGACTTGAGTTCAATATCAGTCTCAACTTCGATGACATCGATTTTGGGTATTCCATGATACTCTTCAAAATAATCCATTATAAACTCAACAGCTCGGTCTAGTGGTTTTTCAAAGTATTTTGGTTTTGTAATACGGAAACATTTGACAAACGTCTCTTTGTCCGATATTAAGTACTCAACAAGAAGTTTTTGTTTCTTATCAATAAGCTGGCTCATTTATTCCCCTCTTTTCGCCACATTTTATATCGGATTTCTGCATTAGTCAAACTGTCATATGTACTATTCTTAATTCGATATGCACACTCAATTACACCGTATCTACAGACTGCAGCATTCAAGTCGTTATCTGACCAATCCGGTACTACTAAGTTCCCCTTCCCATACAATTTTATTGATTCAACAAACTTGTTTCCCCCCGTTCTATCAGGAAAAAATGTCCATGATTTTGTATTTCGCAAGTGGTATGCCTGTCTGGGTGAGATATTATTTGATAGGACGGCAATCGTATTAGGGAAACACTTTGCATCCAATGTACCTTCAACAATAATTGGATTTTCTGGTATTTCACGCTCGGGTAGATATAACAGTGACTTATTCTCTGTTACTTTGATGTAAAGTTGTTTATCTCTTGATATGACTTGATATCCGATTAACCGATCGTAAAAATACATTGCGATCGCGAGTAGTCCCTTATATTGTCCTTTTTTGATGAGATAGCAGTCCACATAGTCGCACATTCGAGAGTCAAGATAATTTCTCCAATGCATTCCTCTCTCACTATCATCTTCTGAAAGCGGTACCCAGTCATCTGGAATTTGCATTTCAATATATGAGTTTTTTTCATACAGATCTTCGTCCAATTTCTCTTGTGTGAACGAGGGTCTACTTTTAGAAGTTCTGAGAGAAAGTGGAATCTGTACGTGGATCTCATCCATCAGTCTTCTAAACTTCTTAGGAACATACTCACCCAATTGATAGACGGTATCGGCATCACAACTACCACGAAAGCAGTGGTAGATTATTTTATCATCCTCAAACTTGAATCCCCCAGTTTTCCTATTTTCCTTTTTACAGATGGGGCAATGAATGGAATAGAAACCAGTCGCCTCTTGTCGACTTGCTCCAATTACTGAAATGATATCTGACTTCAAATCTTCGAACTCTTGACTCACAAAAATCTCCCCAAAATATGACTGTAAATAATACCACACCCTGAATAGAAAAGACAATAAATGGAATCGAATACAGTTTTTGATACAGTTGAAACAGAGAATATGGTACATGTTGGCGTCATTGATTATGTGTCAAAGCGCCAAGTGATCATGTATGACCTTACAAATTCACTTAGTCCTGAGTTTCGTCTCGCTGTGATTGAGTGGAAAATGTCATATTTTACTATGAGATTTGCCATTTTCATGAAACTATACTATCCCAAGGTCTCCATTCCTAAGCCTATTGTGATTAGTATCAACGCAATTCATTACTGCAGTAAAACACTGAAAACAACCAAGCCAAGAAAAAACAAAATTAGAGCTTCGTCATCTAAATCCGAAGACCTAGTGGATTTTTAATTTTATTGACCACAGCAACAATCATGAGCGCATACGAAATAGCGTGTGATTTTTTAAAATAAATCCCATCATCAGGTCTGAGATACAATTGACGTTGTACTCGTTTTTGATCTGAACGATACCGAGTAATAAATTTTCTTTTTGCTGGTCGAATTAACGCCAGCACATCTGCCAACTCCTCGATTGATTTCGGTCTTATCAATTTCACAACATCAGCATGATTTTTTATATGAGGTAGTTTGTTTAATAGTTCATCATCGAGCAAATCATCCCAGTTTGGGTCATGCAGACATCGAACAATATCCTTCTTCGATCTGAACCGGTCATATGCGGAGTTTGTAATCAAATCAACTTTCATAAATCCATGCTCATTGCCATACTTATAATCAAAAGAACACAACCCACTCAACGGGTCGACTGGTACTGGTTCTAAATAGACACCGACTGGGTGAGGTTGTATCTTTTCTGTTTCTGAATTATAGATCATCGCTCTGGTGCCAAATTTGTTGATATCAGTGCCTGATTGAATGTCTATATCGACATCGAATATGCGTCTAGACATTTAACCCCCTACGTTTAGACATTTAACCACCTATGTTATTTCTATTACGTGATTGTGTCTTCTAGCATCGTCGTCAATGAATCATCAGTAACAACTTCGTTGATAAAGTGTGTCCTGAGCTCATAGTCAAAATCAATACCGCTAAAAAAGCTGTAACATACTTGTATCTGCATATCACTCATTTGATGGTTTTCTCTATCAGAAACCCATTCAAGCATTTCCTCAACCGTTAAGTATTCTAAACTAAAAAGGTACTCAGCCAGTTTAAACAAGTCATCAATGAAGTCATTTTCATATCCCGAGTAAATTGCTTCCAGTCTTGAAATGACATTGTTAATTTTCATTGACGGGGGTGGTTCTACATCCCCCGTGAACACACCCCTTGCTAGACTAACTTTGTGTAATTGCATCATAAATTGCACCCAGTCTGTTATAGTAATCGGTGGGTAGGTTATCCATTGCTTCTAAAAGTTCAGTGTCTTTCGATGCCAATATTGTGATAATTCCAATATGTGATTTTTCAATTGAACGAATTAGAAACCGTGGATCTTCTACCAGCTCTCCACGATATTTATCCAAAAACTTGTTGGTATCAATCAGGTGATCATTTTTTTGAAGGAATAATCGGTACTCTCTAATCATAGTCTCTTTCATACATTGACTGAGAACCCACCGCACACTTTTCTTTCTGTTTCCTTTTATTTGGTCAACAAAATCAAAATAGAGATCAGGAGATTTGACCTGATGTAATGAACATAAAACCATAAATCTGATCAGTGGTGCATACATTTTACTTTTTCTGAAAATGTTTATTCCGATAGTTCCACTGGAAAGACAATTCATGAACTCGTGTGCTGACTCCTCATATAGTGTCCCTTTAAACATATCTTTTACTTTGTAACAGTCTTTAGACTTCATGTGATTTTCTACGCCCAGAATTGTCTTGTATTTTTTGTCACAGACGGGGCAGAAATAGTCACCATTTGATTCGACAACCGGTTGGTCATACAAAGATTCAACGTCATTTATTGTTTTTATCATCATCATCAATCTCCGTAAATTTCGTTGAGTTCAACAAGGTCTCCATCAGATAACGTCAACAGTGTGTCTCGTGCTTCATTGAGGCCACATTTGTAGTAGTCTGCAATGCGGTGTATCACTTTACTCTGGGACACCGTGGTTGTTTTTTTGAACTTGAATCTGGACTGCCCCATCCCTTCATTTGCTGACACAAAAAGCTTCAACAGCAGTCGAGGATGGTCTGACAATTTAAAGACCATAGAATTGCAAAACAAATCAGTCAATACCGTTCGTTCAGGTGTCATTTTTGTGGCACCGTTAACCCACATGGTGAGAACATATGGACTAAGACTCTTTACTTCTTCGTCCGTCATCCGATCGATGTATGTATAATCACCATCACACATATGTTCAAGAAACGCAAATAAATCTGCTTTATGTTTAGTCATTTAATCCTCCATGAAAAACATACGATAGATACATGCGTCAAGGTGAATTCTCTGGTTCGCCGACTCTGTTTTTGCACGATGTAGATATTCTGAAATCAATACAACCCTTTTTGCGATTTGACTGCTATCTTTGGTTTTATTAACGAAATTGTACATCACTTCATAAAAGAATTCATAATTATCAGAATTCACCAACTCAGTAAGATTGAGCAATCGTAATGGGTCTGGGTCACCGTCTACCCATACAGATTCCCATTCATCCAAATCATCAACCGATTCAGCTTTACTTGGGTAAGTAAGAATCTTCTCATCATTTTTTGATGAGGCATCAATTGATGAAATAATGCGGCGAATGTCTGGTGAGTATTGGTCAATATGGGCTAAGATAATTTCTTCTGGGTCATCGTCATCACCGAATGTGATCCCTTCTTCTTCAATGATATGAACAACTAAATCAATAATAGTATCAAGCGTGATTCCATTCATGTCGATTCGACCATCTTCAAATCGACTCAATAATGCTGGATCAATTTTTGTTTCATAGTTAGCAGTGCCAATGAAGCGAACTGTGTCACTATAATCTTCAATGATCCCACGAAGCGCCAATGATGCGTCGCGAGTAAGCTGATCCATTTCTTCCATTTGAACAATTTTAAAATCACCGATTGGCATTTTTCGAAGCCATGGTTCCAGTGATTCGCGAATGAACCCAATCCCACGTTCGGTCGATGCATTAAAACGTTTAACATCACCTTCGTTGATACCCAGCTCATTAATTAGCACTTGAGCGAGTGATGTCTTGCCTTGACCAGGTTTTGAAACCATTAGGACGTGTGGAATGATGCCATCAGTGATCCACGATTTTACCATTTTCTCCGACCGCTCATTTGGGAAAATATAATCTTCGATTTTCTGCGGACGGTACTTATCAACTAAACGTTCTTTCATTTTCTCTCCCCCATTAAAAAAGCTAGTAGAGTGATTCTACTAGCTTTTGTGTGATTGGTCAAGAGCTCTTATCGTGTCGACTTAAACATTTCTGATCGGACTTTTAATGCAATCCAATTCAGAGATTTTGTATCGTCTTCTAAAAATTCTCGAACGATTGGCTCTAGCTTCTGATTGTCTTCAACACCGTCCTGAATCTTGACGTATGTGCCGTTCTTATAGCCGTCAGACTGTCTAATTTCGTTCAATGTAACCTTGGCCATATAAATGGCAGAAATCTCGTCAGAGGGCATACGGAGAAGTACAAACAGTGAATTCAAAATACCGTAGACGTATGACACGAACTCAAACTCACTGGTACCAGATCTTTCCGGTAGTGCGGTGAACTGGATCAAAGCTGAAATGAATTCAAAAAACATGGTAGAATTCAAATTTCCGTTATTGATCAGTCTCTCAACACCGTCCATATTGAATTTTTCGTGACCCAATTCTTTGTTCTCAAGAAGTTCAATCAATGGTTTATCATAGAGTTCTTGTGATTTTGTAATAACGATACCTAGCACAAAATGCAAAATGTCGATTGCTTCAATCTTCACATTCCATTTGTCAACTTCACCACTGTGATGCTTCCACCATTTATAATTGACGTTAGAATCTGATACAAGCTCTACCATTTCAAAAATTGCAGCAATACAAAATCGGTTGGCATGTAAAAAGTTCTTATGTGATTTGTTTCTCCAATGAGGCTCAATAAACTTGTTTAACTTGTCCTGCGTCTCACACATTTCAAGTAAATTAAAACTACGCTTTACGCTCTCCATTTAGCATTCCCCTTACTGTCTTTTTTGAGTGTTAAAATTGTTCTTTTTCCATTTGCATAGGTCACAATGTGACTCCAGTTCCAACTGGTTGGCGCACCATCCGAGTATGGTAGTGGTATCCTCGAGCATGTTCCAGCTTCATAGCATCCTTCGATGATCTTTGCCGAATGCCCATGACCTTTGTTGACCCGTACACCTATGCGAGTGAACGCCTTTGCTGACCCACGTGACCCATTTGGTCCATTATGCCCATGGTATCCAAATTCAATATTATGTAATCTGAACTTTTGGCCTTCATGTAGAAAAATGATATTCTCACTATTGAGATATTCATTCAGTGATTTCATCGTTTCGCCGAACACGTGATAATCATCAATATTATTCTCTAATGCTAGGTAGTAGTCAAGTTGTCGTTCTAGAAAGAACACTGCGTTGATTGGGTCAGTTCGATAGTCTTCATTTTTCAGCCACTTCACAAGTGCTTGGTCATGATTACTATCAACTACTACTGTGGTTAACCAATCCTTACACATCACCGCCATCGCTTCGGCAACACCTTCCAACGACTGTCGAACTGAGTCTTGTTTAGTTGTATGCATTTTAAATCGGAAATGTGGGTCGCGAATGTTATGATGATTTCTTATTGTGAAATCTGCAGTGTCATTAAAAAATTGATACTCTGGTTTCAATACACCAAGAATGCTGATGTCAAGTCCGTCTTCGTAATACACAACCGTACCATCTTCAAGCTTTCTACTACCAAGACCAAAAGAGGCATGTGCCACCGATTCATCCATTACTTCAATGTGTAAATCTCCCCAATTAATTGCAGTAACCGATTCTCCCGTCCGATCTTCAACACCGTCTGGTGTATAATACTTATTCAAATCATAAAAGCATCCAGTGTCAGATTCTGCCTGCAGATGGCGAGCGAAGAAATTACCATCATCGTCAATTTCAACATAGATTGCACCAAACACATGGTGAAACTCTGCCTTTTGTCCAGCCTTTTTTGGGATGTAGTTTGGGTATGTTATAGCTCCAGTCGTGTAAAGAATTCGATCAGGGTCATCAATATGCCTTGGGAGTGAGTCAAGACACACTTTAACATGTGGGATTATTCCAGATTCATGTTTGGTATAATTGTGAAATCCAGAGAGTGGATTAGATGCGGTTGGTAAAATGTTCAGCTCTGCTAACCATAGCAAATTCTCAGTCACTTCAACTTGATGTGGATCTGGTTGAATAAATTCTCTGATTAGGGGGTCAAACCACACCTCACCATCATTTCTATTCAATTCTGATGTACTTTGAAACCCATCTTGATTGTAATACGTGGTACCTACCATCAGTTCAGCACCAGTATCATTCAAAAAATTTTGTAGTGAGTTAAAAAACTTTCGATGTACGTAGGTATTGTTCTGTGCACATGTAAAAACAAAACGTTTGCCACCAACATGTTGTCTTCTTTGTTCTGGCTGTTTGATCGTTGCGCTGGCATGTGGTTTTTTATCGTACTGTTCCCACCACGTTTTATATCGTTCTCTGCGAATGAAATGACCGATCGTGCTTCGTGGCACACCTGTCACATCAGACGCAGCTTGTTGACTAAGCCCTTCATACAAAACCAGCCTTACTAGCTCTTCAAGCACTTTATCAGGCAATGCGTTATGTGGTTTCTTGTATGTCATTATTGCTCCTTAGACTGCAATTACGAGGTTTTTGGCTGCACGACTACATGCAGTATATCGAAACTTACGTGGATCGAGGAAAAAACTGACATCTTCATCGATGAAAAGAACGTTATCTGCCTGTGATCCTTGAAATTTGTGAACAGTAAGACAATATCCAAAGCCAAAAGTTGCAACACGTTCACCCATATTTCGATTTGGTGACCACTCATTCTCCCAACAAGTATCCATGACTGTGACCATTACCGTTTTTTCTGGATTGTCGACTGACGCTAATGCAAACTTATGTTTACCCTTGCTTGGCATTCTTTGCTTAACTGTAAACAGTTCCCCATTGTAGATCTTCACATTATTGATAATGTCATTTTTCAAACATACGACAGTCTCGCCAACCACTGGTACTTCACTACCAGAGAATCCTTTAATGTTACGAATTCGATGATTCATAGATTTTCGGGTCTTATTCAATCCACACAGAATCATATCAAACTGATTTTCTTCAAGGAATGAATTTGATGATACTTTTCTTCGAGGTACTACACGAAGGTCATCACGCTTGATACGAGGGATCGTGTTTTCTTCACGCAATGTTCTAGCGACCATACCAATACCAGAATCCTCATCAAACCGCATTTGTTGAGTGAGTTCATATCGCTCACCTTCGACACTCTCCATAGCATTAAATTCGTCATCGTCATCTTGTGATACTGGCGGTAATTGGTGGTAATCNCCNAGAGTGATAATTGGTTTTCCTATCTCTTCAATGCGCTCATAGATTTCTTTTGGAACCATCGATCCTTCATCTACTAAAATGACGTCACCTGCAACTTCTTGGATTTCATCCATTGGTCTGTCTTGGAATGAGACCAGATCTCCGTTTTCGTCAAGAATTGGCTTATATAGTAATGAGTGACACGTCATGGCTGTGAAACCAGATTTCTCTAGCTGGCCACCAGCTCTTCCAGTGTAAGCCAACATAGTGCATCTGATTCCTTGTTTACTCAATGTATTGACAACTTCTCGGGCTGTATACGTTTTACCGGTACCAGCAGGTGAGCCAAGGATAATTGACTGAAACCCACTCCCGTCATATTGAGATGCGTGTTTCACCAGTGCATCATGTGCAATCAGCTGGCATTCATTTAAATCTTCTAGTGACATTTTTATCTCCATTTCATTATGGTACGCGACATGTTAATGTAGATATTCAATAAAGTCAACGATTTTTGGGGACTAAATATACACATCAACGAATTATTTTCGAGCGATAAATCATACCGCTTGTAAATAAAAATGTAAAATCATAATGGAGACAGAAATATGTCTATTAGTGAAACAGCAAAAGAAGTTTTGAAAACTGAGATCGCTGCGACGGTTAAAGAAGCAATTGAAAACAAAATTTATCCACATGANGCGGATGGTGGATTTGAAGAAGGTTATAATAAAAAGGACAAAAAGGAAGCTGATGACGTCGACACTGATGAAGAAGTGGAAGAGTCTGACGATGATGATGACGATGATAAGGAAGAAGATGACGACGATAATGAAGAAGATGATAAGGAAGAAGACCCCGTCGAGGAGTCAATGACAGTTACAGCAACGCCCACAAATGCTGGGAAAAAGAAACCACAAACATTGTCAGCACGTAATCACAGAGATTTAGTACGTCTTGCAAAGTCTGGTAAATATGAATATCTTACGGTTAAAAAGAAAGATGGCTCAAAAGTTGAGTACATGATTGACCGTGGCAAACTTGTAGAAATGTAATAACCCCCCAAAAGGAGAATACCCATGGCAAAGCCATATAAGTTCAAACATGTTCGTGATTTAAAAATCGATGGTCGACTTCAACGAGTCTTGGTGTTGACTGAGTCTGATGAGCGAATTCTTTACATCCCAATCAAACTTCCGTCTCGCATTGACTATGAAGCGTTTAAAGAAATCGATAAGCAAACTCCTACTGGTGGTGACATGCTAAACACCATGCAGAAGTTTAAGCTTGAGAACGGCAGACTAGCAATCATCCAGTATGAGAAGCTTATGCAGGTTGCTATTAAAGACAAAGGTCAAGCATCTCGAATTCCGAGACCAGAAGAAGCAGATCGCGGAATGAAGATTCGAGAAGACGTTGCTAAACTGCGTGAAGCAAGAAAGGAAGAAACTGTGTTAGGTACTGCAGAACCAGCACTGCCATACTTAGATGTTGAAGACCCAAAAGATCTTTATGAATTGGGTGTCACTCCTGAGTATGTGTTCCGCGACAAAGATGGAAAAATGCGTAGCTGGTCTGGTCGAGGTCGAATGCCAAACGCCTTGAAAGAACAAGTAGAAGACGGTAAGAAATTGAGTTCATTCCGATCAGAATAAGAAGTGAAAATGCCCCATTAACGGGGCATTTTTTTTATTGGCGAGTAGGTGTAGAAGAAATTGCTTTAGCTTTGTGTTTGAACAGGTCGATACTGTTTTTTACGTCATGATCACCAAGAAACTTTATTGCTTTAAGCTCATTGAACCTACTTGGTGTGTACGCTAAAATCGCATTTTCAATTTCATCCACGACGTGTTTGGGTGTCATGGACAAATCAATCAACGACTGATTAAATTCGAGAGCATCATGAACTGTCCCATGAACTGGGTTGTGTTCATTAACCAAATTCAAAAACTCAATCTTATTTTCCCAAGCGGCTTTTAACCTCGTGATTCTTACCCGAGGGAATGCTGACCTAATATTATCATTCACGTCACCTCGAATACATTTCACAAATAACTCAAATGCAGGGTCTTCGACACAGATGAACTCTTTATTTTTAGTTGAATACTGTTTCGTGTGACTGTTATGTAATTGATAATAGTCTTGGTCTGATGACATAATAATATTGTCGATTGATTCATCAGTCGTGAAGCACCAATGTGCAATGATATCATCGGCTTCGGTTGATGGTGTTGCGATAACAACTGCTGCGGTCTGCTCTCGAAAGAATTTTTCCAATAGTTGGATTGCTTCAATGATTTCCGCATAGTATAAATCTTCTTTGTGATCTCGATTTTTGTAATCTGGGTAGATTTCCTTTCTCCAGTTGCCACGAGAATCAGCTGCCACAAATATCGCATCCACAGAGAGTTTTTGTGCGTAAAATAAAATCGTAGACAGCGTGTCTCGAAATATTTTTTGAGCAACATATGGTTCTTTTCTTGCTGCAGATTTTGGTGTTTTGATCGAACCGTTGTGCCTAATGGTGAAAGCAATGTTATTTAAATCGATGACTAAATTTGTTCGGTTACTCATCATCAACCTCCTGAGAGAACTGGTCAATGATTGATGAAAGTGCATCATATGTGACCGTCATAAGTGCTAACTGAATTGCATACTTGTTGTTTTCATCTCGGATATTTAAAAATCCAGATTGTACAAGAGAATCTACCACCTCCTCTCGCCACTTAACAGTGGGAGTAACCTCAGTCAGTAAATCGTTTATCTGAAAAGAAACTTGGTTCTTGGTTCTCTGTCCTTGGATTATTTCATCTTGATGCTTTACAGTTGCTGCCAATTCAGCAATTCGAGTACCAACCTCTTTATCCAAAGCTAAATAACCCTCAATTTCACCCTCAAGGTCTTCAATTCTATGATTTGATTCTTCAACCTGTCTCTGGAGTGATTGAACTGTTGATTTTTTTACTATCGTGAATGGCATAATTTCCCCTTAATTTCTCTTTTAACCTATTTATGGTACCACATTTCAATCAACTTTCAAACTTCTACTTTGATTCTAATTGACTAAATAGATTTACCAAGGTCGTCACTTGATACACAAGGACACTTACATGGCAAGAGCAAAAAAGAAGTTCGATATCTGTCACGAAGAAGATATGTCAAATGTGAAACGTTTATCCAAGAAGCGATTCACTACTTATGATTTAACCAATGTTGAACCTCTCAACGAACGCCAGAACCAACTCTGGCAAATGTACTACGAAAATACACCACTTATCGTCCAGCGTGGACATGCCGGTGTTGGAAAGACATTTTCAGCACTATACCTCGCATTTAGCCAAGTCTTAGATTGCTCCACACACTACGACCAAGTCATCATTGTTAGAAGTGCTGTAGAGACACGTGGTCAGGGATTTCTTCCAGGTGAATTGGAAGATAAGGAAGAGCCATATAAGGCACCGTACCGTGCTGCTGTGGATGAATTATTCCATTACAACCAGCCGTATGACAACTTAGAAGCTCTTGGATACTTAAAATTCATGACTACTAGTTATTTGCGCGGTGTGAACATCAATAACGCAATTATAATCGTTGATGAAATTAACAACATGGACTATAAGGAGATTTCAACCGTAATTACTCGCTGTGGTAAAAATAGCAGACTTATTTTGATGGGAGATGAAGCACAGGAGGACTTGTCTAGAATTCGTCAGCAAACCGGTATGCCCAGATTACTTAACGTTCTTAAAAATATGCCATATGAAATGGTTGGGATTATTGATTACAAGCCAGAGGACATTGTTCGAAGTGGATTGGTTCAAGAATTTGTAATGGCAGACCTGAATACCCCGTATTAGTAAAACTCTTGACCTTGGTACTTGAGGGTGATATTGTTTCACCCTCATTTTGTTTAGGGGGAATTCATGTCTATAGATTTGGAAAAAGAGTTGGAGAGACTTCTCCGAGATTTGAAATATTTCAATAAGAAGTGAAGACCCCTTTCGGGGTCTTTTATTTTAGATAGGAGTGCATTTTTGTGAGTATCGACTCAAGATGTTCCCAGTCGTCTGCTATTAGGTTTGGAACTTTCATTCTTTCAAGTGCATCAACCGGACATGATGATTGTTTCCAGATGGTTCTGAATAGAATCTTAACCGTTTGTTCGTCTAAATCCATTAGGTAATGAACTCGGTCGTCAACAAAGACGTCAGCCTTTACTGTCCATTTTTTGTCTGTTGCGACAAACGCAGACACACTATCATCAAAATATCGTTCAATGAACCGCTCTTTCGATTCATGATGATTTCGAATACAATGACTGACAATCACAATGGTGTAGAGCTCTGAGAGTTTTCTAACCACCTCAACCGCACGACTATATGGAGCTAGACTATCATAAACGTTGCCAGCAAAAAATTCTTTAGGGTCTTTAATTTGTGGGAAATGACGTCCAATGTTATAATCAAACCCAATGTCTGAAGGTATTAAGTCAGTTCCGGCACGGTCGTTTAGGTATTGAAGCCAATGAGTTCCAGTTGGCAACAACACCTCATCACAATCAATTGCAAGAATCGGTTTATCAGTAGTCGGTGCCATCAGCAGTATCCCCTTCTTCCTTGTCGTCAGCACCGATTGACGATAAAAACTTACATGCGTCATCAAATGTTTCAACATTGGTTCCACATCGTTTTGCTGCCGCAGAAATGTGCATGTGAAGTTGATTGATGTACGCACATTCTTTGTCCAGTTTTTCATTCAATTTAAAAATCTCATATGCGTACTTCTGCGCATCATTGGTGGCTTCATGTAATTTGTTGGATAGTAACTCGACTTGATTTTGTTCTGTCATTTGCATATTCTCCTTTGTGTGCATCTATTTATCTTATCATATCTGGCTTGTTTGTAAAAGCTAATAAAATTAATCAAACCATGCCTATACCTCCTACTTAATCATGCCCACACTCATTTAATAATCATCACATAATCCTTGTCCACATCCTTCTCATAGAACAATTCAGACCACACTCCACTAGCCTGATATTCATCCCAGAGGGCGTTCATGTAGCTCTTCCCCAATCGCATGAATGGATATTCTTGCATTGTTTGTCCTGCTATATTAGGACAACGCTCAACCATTTTTGGTGTTATGAGTGTGGCGTCTAGTTCCATTGCTGCTGTATCGTGTTTGTCTTTCATGGCCAATCTTTAATACGTAAGCTTTCTACACTGACACCAAACTTATTAGCAATCTCATCTAACGTCAACTCCACTACTGGCGGTTGTCCTACCACACGTTTCCATAACAGTTTGTGATCTTCACCATAGACTTCCACCATATCCAGTTCCTGATTTTCTTTATGTTCAAGGTTATCACGATATTCATCCAATTCACCCTTGATTACTAAATCGTCATGCTGTTTTAACGTATACAATTTGTCACGAAACACGTACCGATTACGGCCATTACGATACACCACTTTCATACCACTCTTTAAATCATTGATGGTAAATTTATTGGTGTAGCGATGTGTAATGTTGTTGACATAATAACGTGCATGTTTGACATGACCGTCCCCGCCAGAAATATAGTCAGATACTATCAATGTATAATCATAACGATCATAGCGAGATCTGTGTCTAAGGTGATGACCGTCAAATCCNCTAACTTGAGCATCCATAACAAAATTCATATACTGTTCAAATGTTAATTCACGATTCTCTACGTAATCACCCACTTTGATTTTGCTCATAGTATTACCCCCTAGTCTTTAATCCGAATACTTGACACTGGAACACCAAGCCTACTAGCAACCTGTTCTAACGTCAACTCTACAACCTCTGGTTCTTCCTTCACCAGTTCTAAGTTGTGTTTCAGCTCATGACAATTAAGGTCACAGTAACCACCATCATTTTTAGAAAACATACCAAAACGACATGCCCCATGATTGCCATGTTTATCACAGATAATCCCAACTAATTCGTAGTAACTGGGATGATGTTTATCGTCACCACTAAAATCCGCGATAATACGGACGTAATCATCACCACACTTATACACACCACCTAACTTAAATTTGTTCATGTCACCTCCGACTTTCCACTCTTTAACAATTTCTCGTAACTCTTCCACACTCACTACAGCATGTTTAGGTGGAAACCCACACCACATTAAGTATTCCTGCTTTTCACCATCAGACTCGGTATTAGTGAATCCAACACCATAAAGATTATCGTATTTATATTGTGACCCGTACCACTTAATACCCAAATCATAGAACAAGTCAATCACTTCTTTCTTCTGGGCATCAGTCATTCCTTCGGTGTTCACTGAAATGTTTTTATCATAGATTTTATTCACAACTATTTTCCTCTTCAAATTTGCCAGCTAGTAACATCTCAATACATACATCAGCGTATTGGCATGACCAATGCAAATCAAAATCATGACCCACCATGCCAGCTAGATTGTTAGAGTCTTTTTCATATTTTTTGACATTGGTGATTATCTGGATTTTCCCCAATTCCCATTTTTGTTCTGCCATCAAAATCCCCCAATTCTTCACGTTTGACCAGATGTTGAATCTGACCAGTGACGTTACCAACGTCATCAAACGTCTCATAGGTTCTATACAAATCAACAACCCATTGTCTGTCGACTAGTTGGATAACTCCACTTGGGTTATCATTTATGGCGTATTGCCATAGCATATGCATGACCTTCAAAGCCATTCTGAAACTGCCAGATTGTTCGCGAAATAGCTCTTGAATCGACTTGAATTTAATCATAAATCACCCAATTCGTTGGACTCGGAGCAACGGGTAAACGTCTTTATCGGTTGCTGATAGTGACGTAGCTTTCACCGCTGATTGAGTCACTTTGACGTTTATACGATGTGCTGTTGCTGAAATGTTGCGCTGTGCTGCATTAAAACCGATACCTTTACCATCAGTTCCCATGCCCACTTCAAAATATTGCACATCACCGATTTGCATTCCACGTAGTTTTTCTGCTATACCACGTGTTTTAAGAATTTTACTTTGCTCTGACATTTTGCCCCCTATTATAGGAAATTACAACAACGTTGATAAATGGATCACCCAGTGGTGATCCATTTTGAGTCAGCTTTACTATTCAACGTTACAGTAAACATGTCACCGGCTGGGGTTCGAATTGCGCCACACTTGTACACCGCTTCAATGAGAACGACTTCGCGTCCTTTGGTGATTGATAGATTTCCATTTCCGCCAGACGTGTGGCGGATTGTGACAGTCTCACCGACTGCAGGTAGTTGTTTTACGCTCATGATTTTCTCCTTTGATAAATTTGATTCATTTTAACATGTGCTAATGATTTGTCAATCGTCTTTTTTGTTTTTTGATAGTTTTAAGTACCAAAATTGCGTACCGATGACTTTCAACACCCCAAACAGATATGAACTACATGTGGTAAGACCATGGTCATGTAGATACGCACGAATTGCATGAGTTACAATATCGTTGTTATCCTTTTTATGGTTTTTCTTTAACCATTTATAAAAGTCAGTATCAACGACTTTGATATTTGCAAGATTTTTCTCAATGAGTTCGTTGTCGATCTCTAGTACATCCATATCAATTCTCCGGAATCACCCATTTAAACCCAACCCCGACAGTCCACACAGCATCCACTTTCTTTCCACAGCGGTTGCACATGAAATAGTCAATTATCTCTGGTCTAGGGAATTCCATATTGACGATGTTGCCACAGCATCCATTATGGCCACGACTGCCATAAGTTTTGACCAACATGTCTCGAGTAGCGCCATTCTCACGATGTTTATGACAAAGTTTAGTCATTTGATACCTCTGGGTATAAATTTATTTGAGGCATGATGTTATCGTCTATCCATTTTGTAATTTTGTCCGATTCTGTAATATCGGCTGGTATTTCTACAGAACGAAAAAATACACCACACTTATTCAACAATAGAACAGACATGTTTTCTTTGAAAAAACGCATTGCTAAATCAGAAGTATAAAACCAATTAAAGCCCCCACTACTCATAGATGTTGAACCAACCATGTATACTGTGTAGCTATTTGGGCGTTCCCACACTGTTTCACCTTTGTTATCGATAATATATGTCACACCGGTATTGCTATTCATGAACGTGCTTTTAACTTGTGATGAGACCGTATTAAACACAAACCGCCCATCCTCATCAAGGATATAGGCGTGACCGAATAAAATCACAAATTGGTCATCATTGGTAATTATCCGATACCCATCAGTCATTTCAGATAACACATGTTCTAAACTTTTGTGGTTTTTATTCATGATTTATCTCCAAATTAATTGATTACTGTCATCCATTTCGATTTCTACAGAGAATGATTGCTCCCATGCATTCTTAGATAACTTTTCAGCAGAAAACCCATCAGAGTATGGCTGGTCCCAGAACCCAGAAACATGACCTGCCTGTGTCAGATATAAATCTTCGCCGAATTGAGTTAACACGTACTCTTTCTGATCTACATCATGCGGTAGACAGTCTGTCATAGCCATAACTGATCGAAAATACGAATCAACATCCTTAGAGTTTTCCCGAATGAACATGCTAATGCGTTCTTCGAGTCCATCCATAAATTCATCAGGAAAGCCAACATCGTCACATCCGTAGTACTTATCTTCCGGCTCGCTACCATCAGAGAAAGTCAAAGCACGTAGGTATGCGTTCACAATAATTTTTAATTGTTCGTTTGAAATATTCATGGGTTACCCCTTAGTGTAACAGTCTCGTAGTATGAAGTCGTCATATGTACTACGAATCAAGCGTCCACGGAATTTGTCACTATTTTGTGGATACCCGTCAGACGCAGCAACCCACCCATTTCGGCAACTATGTATGTGGATATCGTTTGACTTCAATTCTTCAACCATAGACTCTTCTTCTTCTACTAACTTCTCCCACGTGTCTGCTGCCTTGATGAGTAAATTTGATAACTCACCGCACTCGACCTCTTCCGCAGCTTCTAATAAACACATCCCAGCTAAGTTGTCGTAATCCATTAATACTAAAACCTGTTCCATCGTCCGAGTCACTTCCTCGGAAAATTTGAATTTAATTGTTTTAGCTTGATCAATCATTGGATTGCTCATTATAATTTCTCCAGTAATTTAACAAACTGACAGGGGCATGGTATCAAATTACCACACACCTGTCAAATGTTAGGCTTAACTCTCACCCAAATCAATGAAAGCTTCAGCGATGTTTGCAACCACATCCCACAAATACGAGTTCACGGCATCCTCATACAGCATCCGAGGGTTTAGTGGCGCATAATCGTTAGAGTTTCCATCCATTAAACGAAACAACTCATACGCTTCATCAATGTTGACAAAGCCATCACCAGTTTCACCGTCAGTCAAATTCAAAAAGACAGTTTGCATTGCGCGTTTGAAATATCGCAGCTCTTTATCGTCATCTTTAACTTTTTCTGGGGTGTGGCGCTTAATCTCTTCACTCGCTTCATCCCAATGTCGGGGAAGTGTTAACATGATTTTGCCGATATGGATGTTGCAACCATGAACTTCTGCATTCTTGACCATTTCTTTGCTGATTTTGAAATTCCACCCATCGAAGCACGAAATGACAGCCATTTCATGAAATGTTTCATGCTCCTTAGCAAAATTGATGAGACCAGTGCTATCTGAGATATTAACAGTCAATTGGTTATCATTCACAAAATCTATGAAGTGTTTGATTGATTTAAACATTTTCTGTTCCTCTTTGTTTAGTTGACAGTGACATAGTAATGAAATACTATGTCACTGTCAAGCAGAAATTTTAACTAATCGTTACCAAAGAAATTTGATTTCTCTTCGTCACTCATCAGCTCGTGACATAATAACCACAGGTCACCTTCATGGTGTAAGTGCCAAACATGTCCATCATGATGGACTGTAACGGTTGACAACACAGAGTCCCACTCATCCCAATACACTTCAACCGCGTATGGCGACACATCAGCCAACCAGTCCAATAGATCGTCAAGGTCAGCAATCGTCCCATCATCTCGCAATTTTGACCGATCGATGGTTTCAGCAAAGTGTTTGGGAATGTAAACGCCACGTGTGCTATCGATAAATAGAATAACTGCATTTTCCATTGGATTCTCCTTAGTAGGCGTCAACCAATTGCACTAGTTTTGTATCAAACGTCCGAACGATATAGCCATTAGGCAATCGTGCTTCACACTGGATACCACCAACGATTGGATCAATAGACACATCAACATCATGCCCACATTGCGACTCAATCAATTCAATCTGTGCCGTGGTCGGACACGATGAATCAATGAAATGTTGACTATCACGAAACAGGTTACCATTCACATCAAAGACGCACAATTTTATCAAATACTTATTCATGGAATTCCCCTCACACTTCCTGATACTTGCTTGACCGACCATACATCGCCAGATGTTCATCTAACGTAGTATATCGCCACTTGAACCCATGGTGTGCCCATCGTGGTGCGGATGCGTTCAGAAAGGTTTCAGCGTTGTCTACAATTGATTCGAGTGACACATTATTGGCTATTTGCCAACCAGTTCCCGTCTGCTTGGGTTTTTCTGTAGTGTAGTTCCCACTAACAGACATTGACCCAAAATCTTCTTGGAATGAAACAATGTTTGACCCATCCTTTGTGAAAAACCCATAAAACCGATTAAACCCGCTAGACGGATTGGCCACAAAAACTCGATAACCTTTCGCCTTCATTGCTTCAAAAAATTCTGATTTGTTCATGGTTTTCTCCGATTTAATCGTCATATACATTGCGTAGCGCATCAAGCGTTTCATCACGAATTTCATGCCAGTTTTCAAGGGATTCGTAGATCCAATCAACATCATCGTCTGGCTCAGCACTCTCTAGCTCTTCATTAAGAAAGTCAATCTCATCGTCAGCCTGTTCCAGTATAGAAATAGCCTCATCGCGTGTCATAATTTTATCCCCGATCAACGACAGTTGCGTTATACTCTGTCCCGTCACATACACCACATGGCGAAATGTTTACAGTACGACCATTGAATTTAACGTACTTCCGACCGTATTCACCAGTTTGAATTTTTCGGTTAATGGTTCGAAAACTGGAACCACCACCTGCACCAACTTTGATTATTTCGACGTAAATGGTTGCTTTCATGGTCGTACCCTCTTAATTAATGAGATACTATTGTATCTGGTTACCATATACTTGTCAAGCGTTAAATTTCAATCCACGTTTGAATGACCTCAACAACCTTTCGCTCAAAAACGTTTTGAGCGTCAGGCCAGTCAATTTTTACTGGGTAGTTCCCAGTGACCTCAAATAAAACAAGAGTGAAATAGCTTGTTCTCAACTCATGTGTTTCTTCTAATCGCTCTTTGGGATTAGAGTCAGTCCCAATACCATACTCACTCGCATGGTCATACGCAACATTAACCGCTTGCTCGAGTTCGACTGGTTCTTCAGTCAGCAGTATGTCGGTTTTGTGGTTGCTGTTTTGGTTATAAGATTTCCAGACAACATATTTCATGGCGATCACCAACTTAGTTACTATATCAGCTCAAATTGGTCTGGGCTAAACATGAACCCACCAAGGTCGTAGTCATGCTCAAAACCTTCCATTGATTTAGGTACGGTTAAGCCATGCTCAGACATAGCACCATAGGTGACCAGTGCGAACCCACGTTCAATTCCAGTCATCGCAATTTTAGCTTCTACGATGACTGGAAACACCACACCTTCAAAAACACGGTCTTTATAACCATTCCCATTCAAAATTTTTACTTTCATCGGTGGGTTCCCCACAACAGTGTTCCCTATTTTATGAAATGTTGCCCGCACTCATGTACAGGCAACCCTAAAATTAGAGACGATGAGTTTCAGCGAATGACAGCGTTTCCATACCACCAACGATGATATGGTCTAACAGCTGTATATCCACGGTATTGAGTGCTTGTTTAATACGTTCAGTGACTCGAATGTCCGCTTGGCTTGGCGTAGTTTCACCAGATGGGTGATTGTGTGCAATAATAACCGCAGCAGCATTCAGCTCAAGAGCACGTTTCACAATCTCACGTGGATATACCGCAGCAGCATTAATTGTTCCTTGAAATACGCACTCAGATTTAATTAATTGATGCTGAGTGGTCAAGTACATAACATGAAATTCTTCACGTTCGAGTCCAAGCATTTGATCTACCAAAAAAGATTTTACTAAGCTTGAATTTGTGAATTTCGTGCTATTCAAAGTCTCATTTCGCTTACGCAATATTTCACGAGCAGTTTTAATTATTTCATTCTCACTCAAAACCGCATTGCCGACCTTGTACTCAGCCTTATTTTCTTCTTCAACCAATCGAATTTTAGCCATTTTCTTTTCCTCAGTGCTTCATTCAGAAACTACATGGTATCATGTTACCATGTAGTTGTCAACAGTTAGTTTACTACTCAATTTGCGGTTTGTAAAACCGCACCCCATACTTTACCGCGAGCCTGCTTACGTAACCGACGAAACATAATATGACGTTTACGCTGACATTTTGCCAGTTTTTTGAATTGCTTACTCATAAATTGTTTCTCCATTCAGAATAGACCATACTGACCAGCAATCGGCACTGGTATACTCAAAACCCTCGGTTGTGGCGGTTTGCAAATCCTGCGCGAATTCTTGCAACGCTTCGTCCTTACTGACATCTCGAGCGTCATAGACGTACTCTGCGATCATGCCGACATTACATGCAGAACCTGCTACCCACATCTGATCGGCTTCAAGCCATACTAAATGATAGTAATCACCATCTTCAAGCTCGAAAACCCCACCGTCAGTGCCGTGTTCATTGATATAATCAATCAATACGTTTCCGTTTTCTTTCAAATACTCAGCAGATAAAAATCGCATAACTTTACCCTCACAGAATTTAAATCAGGTGTCCATGGTAACAAAGTACCATGGACTTGTCAAGCATTAGAAATTATGATAATTGATTCGGGCCGACGTTATTTCCGTTGACATAATCAACAAAAGCTTGCACCGCACTATCCTCACACTCTTCAAGCTCGTCGTCATATTCAGTGTATCGTTCTAAATAACGTTCACCAAAGTCGGCATGAAGTCGATTTGACTCCAGATTGTATTGAGTTTGTGCAGCCCGACCACTAACGAAAGTCAAAACATACCCGTCAAGATCTTCATTATATTCAGCCGTGAATACTTCCATCAACATCTCTTGATCGTAAAGCCAGTGCTTGTCTTTGCACTCTTCAATTGGTTCACCGAACCACGTTTCACGATCCGTAGAATCAAAATCATCCTTCCATTCGTCATCGGTTGCATAATCACCAGAGACTAGGTGAACGTAAAATGTAGCCTTTTTCATTTTTTAATCCTTAATCAATTTCAATCAGCTGACATTCACTGATCCAGAGTTCGAGAATTGTTCCACTTTTTGAAGTGAATGACATAAATCCTTCACACACGGTCTTGACGTTATTACCTTGACTTATCACATCATGTGACAGGTTGATCAGTCGATCAAACACTGAATCACGTGACAACTCAATTTCAATAATTTCGCGGTCGGAACGCTTGCCGCTAACATCCACTATCTGCTTGTTCAAAATATAAGTTTTCATGTCCGCACCCTCATTTCGGATCAGGAGTCCATGGTAACAAAGTACCATGGACTTGTCAAACATTAAACTACTAACTGATATGGTTTATCGTAGTCACCAATATTGATATCAGTGTACCAACCAACATCAAAATAGTCAGTCATTGAATCAGAACGATCGTGATTGCCCACCATCATCGCAGCATGAAGCTCGAGTAAAAAGTCACGAGCAACGCCATCAAAATGTTCATTAATCCAATAAACGTTGACGTTGATGTAGCCACGATTCTCCTCATCGAATTTTGAAAAGTCAATACGACCAGACTTGATATTCAAAATCAGTGTAGAATGATGGCGTACAGCAATAGTTCCTTTCATGCCATACTTTTTCAAAACGGTCTTGATTCGTGGTGCAAGTGCTTTTTTGCGCTCTTGATTCATGAAAGCCATAATAATCACCTTTTAGTGTTCCCCATGGGATTCCCCCACAGAATTAAAAATAGGAGTCCATGGTAACAAAGTACCATGGACTAGTCAAGCGTTAAAACTCGCCAGAAATCATGCGATCTACGTGCATGAAAATGGTAGATAGATCCCACCGTTCACGCATATGTTTAACCAACTCTGCACGGTCTTTACGTGACAGCTTTTTAACGTATGCCCAGTATATAGAGGTGTTACCGTTATCCCATTGGTCAAGGATCATTTCAAATTTTTGAGTATTCATAGCTGTTCTCCAAAAATTAAACCAGTTTATTCGCATGAACGATGTTCATCATAACCTTCCGATTTTTATCTACAGATCGCATATCATACCCACGATATTCCCCGATCCACGTATCGGATGGTGTATAAATTTTACACCATTTGCCCATGATATATTGTTCACCTTTATATTTCAGGAACACGGGTGCGTCGCCATCAACATGGAGAAATCGGTGGATCACAATACCACATCCTCGATATTTTAATTCACCAGTATCTTTATCATGAGCGGTGACAATTTGAACTTTCTCACTAATATCAAAGACGTTATCACCCATAACCAAAATAGCCGCAGAATTATTCATGGGGTTACCCTCACAGAATTTAATTCAGTAGCCCATAGCAACAGAATGCTATGGGCTTGTCAAATATAGTTAAACCCGTCCCTCAACAAATAAACAGATTCAATCAAGGGCACTTTCGCAAATGCCCTTTCAAAATCAGCTCATTAGGCGTCAACTTGTTCGGTGATTTTACTCACCATGCAGATCGGACGACCGTTTCCGACAATATATCACTATCAAAATCACTCAATATGAATCCTAATGTCAAGTACCCCACCCTTACCACTACGCTTTTACCCGTAGCGCCAGAAAATTATCTTGTAAAGCCATCATGATGTTGATACCACGGTATCAACGACGACTCGCAGATGAGTTTGACAGACTCAATTTTGCGACTTTGCAAAGATCAATCTTGTCCGACCGTGCAACGCTGCATCCAGATTATTAAAAAGCCTATATCACAACGCTCAAGGAGCTTCATTGCCGTGGCAATGCCGTGCGATAGATCCCACTTTGAACGGTTGGAAATCCGTGGACGTGGTAACAAGTTACTACGTCATGAAACGACAATTACATTCTAACAAACGAGCGACTTGCTGTCAACCCTATTCAGTCACCTACTATTTCAAGTTCACCTGAAATTCAATAATATTGTCGGTTTTACGCCCATCTACCGTCTAGGCTCGGTCACAATATTACCGTGGGTAGCAATACTCGATTGCATGATTCCATTCTAACAAGCCATGTTTCGCTTGTCAACCCCTTTGAAAATAATCTTTCAAAATGCTGTCATTTCCCTGACTGCCAATACAGTCTAACAAAATGATCTGGTGAAGTCAAACCTTTTTATCGGCTCGATTTGCCCTATCTTTTATTATTCGTATATGCGCGTATTATATCATATTTTATTTTAGGTGTCAACCCCTTAATTTTTAGGGGTCTATGGCCAATAAAATTGCTTTACAAAATTGATTTTTTGTGATTTGAAGGTGTCTTGTCTCGCAAAAACAAGACAAAACACGGGATTTTACGGGGTTTTTGGGACACTTTACGAGACAGGAGACAAGACAAAAAACGGTCAAAAGACAGGACAAAATTCACGATTTTGACCGTTTTATTTTTACAACCCTCGCAGTTTTCGTTGACGCAACGCACGTTTTCGTTTACGAGCGCCCCTGCGTTTTGCACCTGGGTTTCTCTTCAAAGATCTCGCTGACATTCTACCACGTCTAGCAAGCGCGGCGCGGCTCATTCCGGTTGTTAGTGTTGCTCGACGTTTTCGTGTCTTTCTGTTCTTTACACGTCTCACAGTACCATCTGCTGACACTCTTCGAACTAAAGCCTCTTTTAGTTCTTCAATGTCTTCGTCGGTATAGCTGAACATTTCTTTTAGCTCTGCAATGTCGTCAGCATCTTCTAAATCGAACGACTCAGAGATGAAATCTTCGACAACACTTTCATGTAAATCGTCAATTGAGTCTGTTTCTTGTTCAATTAAATCAATAAAGCTCATGTCTGTGTTTCGCCTTTCTATTATATTTTGTTCTATCGCGAAACACTACAGACTTATTAAACGTCCTTGCATGTTTCGCTACTGGATTGTTTTGATTTTTCATAGTAACCTAATCTATTTAGTTCCACCAGTCACCGTATAAAATGACGCTCGTTTTGCTTTGGTTCTTGACTTCTTATCCCAACCAACACTCTTGATATAATTTATGATTTTTTTCTGTGTTTTGTCCCACATGGTTTTATAATCAATAACGATATCTTTCATCCATGTTGGTAGTTGTTCTGCGTCCAGTGGGTACGCAATGTATTTACTTTTTGGATGCTTAATGTAGAGAAGACCAACCTTTTCACCGGCATAGACTCGACGGTCACTATCACTACACAGCATGTTATAGAACAGTGCCGCACGCGCTGAGTAATGCAGACCTTTCATGCTTCCCGTGGTTTCAAAATACTCCTGAGCTCCAACCAAAGTTTTGCATGACATTGGTTTACAGATTTTATCAAAAGGAAGTTCCATGAATTCTTCTTTCCACGAATTTATTTCTTCAAGAAGATCTTCCATGGTGATTCCTTCAAATATTTTCACAATGATTGATTTCAGGATATGTTTTTCAATTTCAGACGTATCGGATTTTTTGATTTCAAGCCCCATGATTTTAATATCATCAACTGTTCCATCTAGTAATTTTCCTTCGTCATATACTTTCCTCATGGCGTATCTTTTTTTGTTAAAAAACAGAGATTTGTCTGCAACTACTTCCATCTCAGATTGCATTGAGTCTGAACGATCTTGTGGACAATTAAATGCATCCATGATGAATTTAGGAAACTCGTCATTTACGTGGTTGCATACTTGTTGTGCAAACTCAATGAAATCCTCTCTTTCCAACCCACTAATAACGCTTGGTGGTGGTTTACAATATATCGAATCTGAATCCCCAGCAACCGCATGTTGTAATGTTTTCTGATGGAATGACATCACACCATCAACCCGCTCAATAACCCACACCGTGTTCGGATAATTTCCATTAAAATCTATAAACTTGCCACTATCCATTATAGACCCTCACATAAATAATCGATATAACTATTTGCCGCCAGTGCCTGCTGCTTGCTGACGATCTGTGCAGACAATGTAATACTCTTGGCCAACCTAATATCAAACAGTTTAAAAGCTTCATTACCACACGCCCCATAAACAGCATTCAGTCGACCGACTTTGACAGCATTTTGTCTTAGATTGAATCTCTGTTCCCCGACCGAATCATCATTGTCCCGACAGATAAACATCTGTTCCTTGTACGTCGATCTAAGTTTAAAACCTTCGGACACGTATTGTGACAGAAACCCCAACTGTCCTGCGAAAATGGTGCCTGCTGCAGAAATTGTCCACCCACTAGAACGTATTGTTTCTTCCAACTCAGATGGGAGAATATCAATGAGTTCACCAGTTTCGGCCAGTATGAGCTCCACACAGCCAGCTGTGTCGTCCCTTGTCATCACTTTGATATAGTCTTCATATTCACCAACTAACTGCGCTAGAATCGTTTCAGGGGATAATCCTAGCATGATCATAACGAAAGGGTACAGACTTCGCAAATCCACACCAAACACCCACTCATGTAGTCCTACGATTGTATCATACACTACAGCACCATCGTATTTCTCTTTTTCCTTTACGTCTCTATCTGGTAAAATTATTCCACCATTTTGTCGACCAAATTTAGCCAAATCACACTCAATCATTTTGATTGAGCCTAGAATGTCATTTGGAAGCGCGCATGAACTTCGTACCATTGTCATCGCCAGCTCTATGATTTGTTTTTTCTCATTCAATTTCAACAATAATTTAGAATCTCTAAGCGAGTATTCAAAAAACAACTGGGGGTTTTCTCTGTATAAGTCACCAAGGTCACCATCGTACTCAGTCTTTTTAAACCCAAGCTTTTCTTTTTCACACACGTTATCAAGCTTGTAAGACTGTAATTCACCCTGTGTAAATTTTTTATACAGTTGCATCAAGTCGAAATGAATACGACCAACCAACGTCCAACCAACCGAATCCTCACCATATTCGTTCACATACTCACGACGTTTCGCATCAAAACTATCTCGACAAAGCATTGAATGTGCCTTTTCTCCGAAATTCTTAATGAGCCTCTCCATGATATACGGTAAGTCGAATCCGTCACCGTTCCATGCTGCAAGTACATCGATGTGATCAATGTACTTGCAGAAATCTTTAAGAAGTGACCATTCATCATCACATGTTCTCACTTCTACTGGGTATTCTTCATCGTTCAGTTTTAGTACACCACCGTGTAGTGCCCATTCCACATACTTTTTATTTTTCGTATCGAAAAGTGATATCCCATTTATTTCACCATATGGATTTTTTACAGTCGGATATCCCATTCCTTTCTTTAAGTCGTAGTCGACCTCGATGTCGTAATATCCAATATTGAATGGTGCATCTTCGTTGTTGTCAATCATCTTATCCAGAAGGAATTTATATTCTGGTGCAACATCCGACTCGAGTACTGTGTCAGATGTTATCGCGAATTGACGCATTTCCCATGGACTGAAAAAGTAAACCTTTCTAAGCGGGTTCCCATAGAGATCAAAATAACCTTCATCTAAATTTTTATTGTCAGGCTTGAAAAGGTAACAATACTCGTCGACGTCATTGACTATCACGTCCAGATCACCTTTGGAATCTCGGGTCCAACAGATTATCTTCCCTTCATACGTTGTAACGTCAATGTAGCTGAAGTCTAGCACACATATCCCCCAATTCTGTAAAAAGTAAACCCACATTTTACTGTGGGTTCCTTAAAAAATCAATCTATTTCAATGCTCTGATCTTTACAGATGTTAACTCTTCATTAAGTTCAATAATTTCTTGAATTTTGAATAGCTTATTGCTTGCTGATTCATTATGTCGTTCTTTCGCCAACTGTGTGACCAGCGACTTAGGAGCACCAAGTTCCTTCACTGCACGACCGCATACGTCGCTAATGAATGACTGTGCGTCAGAGATTCGCTGGAGTGCTTGAACTACTTCATCAACCATGTTATTGAGTTTGATTTTGTCGTCTAGTGTGGAAAGTGTGAATTCACTCATTTTTGTTCCTTTTATATTGGTTATCAATCATTTTATCAAGTTTATCAATCAACCACCCCACATGTGGGTTTAAATCAGTTCCATCACTGTAGTGTTTGATTTCGTTAAGGATATATGACACATCTTCCTCAAATTGTTTGTTTCTTAAACCTCTTGGAAGCTTTGTCAACCTATTTTGAACTGACCGCATTTTTGATCTAAAGTTCAACTGTACCATAACCACCTCTCTCATAAATGACGTCCGGTGTGTTAATGAATTGACTAGTCCTCGTAAACAACTAGGATGCTAGTCTCCTTTGTAAAGCCAATTTTCACCACATCCCCGTCATCATTCAATGCTTCGACAGGATCGGTGATTTCTCTCCAGTCAACACCAACAACGTCACCACAATTTACAGGTGTGGTAACTCGTGTTCCAAGTGCTCTGACATGAAATTTTTGTAGTGGTTGTTCGTCTGGATTTTCTTTCACATAAATCAATGATTCTGTGGTTCGTGGGATAAATTCGATTAGGACTTCGTTTCCGAGTGGTCGAAGTTTGCTGACAACGGGTTTGGTCATTATTGCTCCTTAGATAGCTCATTAAATGGGATATTGTACTTTATAGGATTCACGTCATTTATTTCTAATAGAAAGCAGATATATGACGCACAAGAAGATCCTCGACCTACTCCCCATATTATGTCATCTTCTTTAAACTTGTCAATGAGTTTTTTGCATTCTAAAATAAACGGGATGTTGAGTGTTCTGATGAAATAATCAAGTTCGAGTGAAATCCGATCAATCTCGTCATCCGTGCCCATGAATCTCTCAGATCGTTCAATGTATTGTATTAATTCAGACAACTCGTCATCTGTATGTTCATGTGGAAGTGGTTCAGGATCGAAGTCAACCAATTCGGATGAAATGCTAATACCATTGAGTGACTCAAACTTATCAGAATGCACGTCACGCATGACGAGTACTCCATCGACCGGTTCCCCATTCAGGATTCTACGAGCATAGCTGAACGAAGAAAGGACACTTTCGCCATTTTTTAGAAGAACTCTGCCATTTGGTTTATCATAGTACGCCATAATTAACACACAAACTCATCAACTGATTTATCTCTAGTCATTTTATATTGGTCGTATGTGGAAACGATGATTGAACGGTCACCAGAGTCTGCCATGATTGGTACTGGATTCTTAGTTAGTGGCCAATAGAATTTATATTTTTCTTGCATCCCCACCGGTTCAATGTTGTCTAAAGTCCAACCGTTGAACCCTTTTTTGATAATTAACAGCTCGATGTCTCTACCAATGATTTCATCCACCAGCACCCAGTCCACCTCACCATATACGTCACCAACCATGACGTAATAGTTTGATGGGATACCTATAGTGACACCATCTGACATTTTGAATTGATACATCGTGGTAGTTACGATATCCCACTGCAATTTTCGATAAAGGTAATAGTCAGATTCTGCCAAGTTATATTCGAAAAAATATGTTCTCAGAACGTTTTTACTAGTACATGGGATAGGACTTTCATTTTCATCAATAAAATTAAACACGACTTCCCCTCAAATGTGAATTTCTTCTACTTTTTCTATGGTATACCCATCTTCCCTGTATATTTTTTTTCGTTCGGTTAGATGTTTCTTACCATAGTACGTATTTGAATAAATGTCAACCACATCACACTGGTTCAATACGCCATCAAGACGCAATCCGCGACCAATTGATTGTTTAATTCGTGTGTGGTCTTTTCCCACGTCAATTAAAACCAGACGAAATATTCTATTCTCGGAAACTCCTGTGGCAGATGTGCCATAGCTGGCAGCAATCAACACACCATCATTGGTGCCGTATGTTGAAAACAGCCGTTCACGCTCGTCAATGCTCGTATTCCGATCAATATATGGGATGTTTAGATGTTTCGATATTGCTTTAGCGATTTCGGGTTGACAAAGTATCAATGTGTTCTTGTCAGTATATTGGCTGACATGCTCAGAAACACGTCGAACACGCTCAGTGTTGAGATAATAAAGAACTTCTTTGTCCCAATCCCAATCACCGTTTTTTACAAGTTGTGGTGAACATAAATCTTCAATTTCTTTATGACGTATTACCACTTGTGATAATTTAATTTTTGAGCTATGNCCGCTTTTTGCTAAATCTTTCACTGATGTGACTGAGATCACACCCCCACCAAGACACCCAAATATCTTGTTACATTTAAGCTTATCTTTTGGAACTGTTCCAGTTAAACCAAGCCGAATCGGACAGTTTCTAAGTGCTGTTCTGAATACAAAAAACATTTCATCACCAAATATATGGGCTTCGTCATACATCACCACAAATTGCTGATCTGATAAAACTCGATCACCACACTCTTCCTCATACTCAATGATATTTGGTAACAATTTTTGTGTGACGATGATATGCCGATGTTTTTTGATTGCTTCTACACGCTTTTTATTAGTCTTAATTTTTGACGCCTCTAACCCAACAACGTCAAGTCCAGCATCCTTGTAGTCTTTTGTAGTCTGTCTGAGTAATTTTGCGCTAGGCACAATAACGATAGATTTGAATTGCTTTTCAAAATATTTGGAAATTGCGACTGTGATCATGGTTTTACCAGTATTTGTGGCCGCATCAATCATTCCACATTGATTATCTACCACGGCATTGACAATATCATGCTGCTGAGACCTAAAATTTAAGCCAGTTTCACTTTTCAAATAGTCGATAGGTATGAACTTTTCTGGAATTTCTGGAATTTCCATACGATTATCAATAATGTCAACATTTTCATCCAACCCACGTCTCTCCAAAAACTCAATAATTTCTGGTAGTAGGTATTGATACGTTAACCCCGAATCATCCAAAAGAGTCTCTTTACCGTCCCAGTGTCCTAACTGGTACGCTGCAGTGACGAAACACCCATTAACATGCCACGACAAAGCTTTTTGAAGCTCACCAAACTGTTTCGATGTCAATCCATCGATTTGACAATTAATTTCATCAAGCAGTGTGATTGTTATCATCCGATTATGAATCCGTTTGTTTCATCTATTTTATTTCTATTTTCTTTCATTTCCCTAAGTTCAATGAAAGCCTCAACAATTTTTTTGGTATCAGTTAAAGCCCTGAATGAACTGGATCTTGAAAAATCCTTAACATGTTCAATTCCGTTATCAATTGATTTATCCACTGTTGTCAAGTAATTATAAAGCTCTTGTTTCGACAGACCTGATAATTTTTCAATTAAAAACATATCACCAGTGTCAATGATTTCTTGTAAATCTGAAATACTCATATAATATGGTTCTCCGACCCCGAAATAACGATATTTGCGATGTTATTGAGAACATACTTGCGACTTGTGATCACCTCAAGTACTCCACGAATTTCATCTCTGAGTTCTTTAACTGATATCTGTAAATGCTTCGCTTTTCTATATGCATTATCATTTTTTGCAAACTCTCTAGCCTCTGAGATCGTACATTTGTAATGAGCATCTCTAAGCTCTTTTGTGAGTGCTTGTGCATACATGTCTTCAGTGTAGAATTCACAGAGATCATACAGGTTATTAGCACGTTTTGATAGAGTCTCCCAGTCCATTTGTAATTTGAGCTGCTCAATCAATGCTGTTTTGAGTGGACGATCGTCAATGACGATCGTTTTCTCATCTAACTCAATTTTTTCTTCGAACATTACTACTAATGAATTGAAGTCAGCTTCGAGTTCACTATGCTTCATCATTTTCCTCAATAATATCCGGTTCTACTAATTTGACTAAATAGTCAACGTGCTCTTGTGAGTTCTTTTTCTGGAATTTCACAACTTCACCATCTTTCTCGTATGAATACCATGCACCAGAACGAGAGACTGCGCCCAACTTCTCTAGAATATCAAGCACCCCATCATACAAATCAACACCAGTTGAGTACGGCACCTCAAGTTCAAACGTAGATCCAAGTTTACTAAATCTAGTTTTCTTGATTTCACCTTTAATTTTAACACCAACTGATTCGGTACCTTCTTTCAATTTCAATCGACGTAACAAAATTGAAATTGATGGGATAAATACCTGTGCTTCGCCACCAGACGGAACGTGAGTCCCTTCACCATTCATCACATTCTGGTTCTGATATGCGTGTTGGACTACCACACAAAACATATCACGTTCTGTTGCCTTTCGACATAAGTTTTTGGTGAGGTGTTTAATCTTTTTGGCTAGGAGTCCCATATCATTCTTCATTTCACCCTTTTTGTCGAATGCTTCGTTTCGATCATCGGTGTCGACCATGCCAAGAGAGTCAATGAATAATGCAATCTTTTCATCTTTGCCAAACTCTCGAAATATTTCAGAAGTAATATCAGCGATTTCTTCAATTGAGATTGCACGAATTGGTAAGTACTTGTCTTCATCCAAGTCCACGCCAACTTTCGTGAGATATTCACGATCCATGGCACCCTCGGTATCGATACAGATAACCATATACCCAGCGTCTTGGCACTCTCTCATCGTCTTTGCAGTGAATAGTGATTTTCCTGTACCAGATGGGCCATATAACATGACGACACGCTTATTTGGGATGCCCCTAGTGAAACTACCCGTGCAGTAGTAATTCATCGACATATTTCCCCATCCGACCCAACACGTTGGATCTGACATTTCAGTCACGTAGTTCTTCTTGTTCAAAGATTTACGCAAACTTGTTAATCGCCCCATGATTTTCTCCTTTTTAGAAACTACTTGATACTACTACCTTCTTCGAACACTGTCAAGCACATCGGCGAACCGATTTCCATTAAAATCTTTCGACCTTGTGACTGCACGATCAAGCAGTCTGATGATGCCTCTATGATATTCTTTTTGGAGCATACCACTACCACCACAAAGCATCACAAAACACACATTTATGATGTCATTTACTATTTCTGTGTAACGGCGTTCATATCCCGTTCCGCCGAAGAATCTAAACTCAATTCTACGTTCCTTTTGCTTGATATCATTGCGTAAAAAGTAATCTAAACTTATTGATGATTCTTTGACTGCAAGTTTGCTTATTAGTTTCTCAAACGTTTGAATAAATGCCTTGACCCCACTGTTTCGATATGTTGATGCTAGCCCAAGGAGTACCTCAGTATTTCCTAATTCTTTTGTGATATTTTCCACCCACGTGTTTCTGACTGGATACTTGTCAATACCTGAAAAGAAATCAGGGTCAAGCAAAACCAATGCTTTTGTAGCATTAAAGGTGTTTTTGCTGAAACCATCAAGGCTGACATTCACATGAAGTCCTGTGGTTTGGTTTGTTTTTGATAGTTCTGATTTATCGATAAACTCGAACATATGTTTCATGAAAGTTAGTGTGTCGCGCAATGATAGTGGTTTTGTGATCACTTCAACACCCTGCTCCACTGAGACGTCACCAACGATATTAGCAATATGTCGCATCTGATTTCTCGGTAAAGAATTGATGATATCTTTTTGAGCATACATGATTGTACTGTGGGGGTCATGTTTTGGTGTGTTTTCTGGATTTAGCACCTTTTTTACAACATGTTGTGCATAATCGTTCCCTCGGTAATAGGAAAACTCATATTCCACACCAACACGAAACAAATCTGAATTTGACAGCACTAGCTGCATTTCAGCATTCCCAAATCGAGCAGCTTCTAGCATCAAATCCGTTGCTGGTTCAGTCTTGATTCCAGTTGCTTCATCCAGTCTCATTTGACTCTCCTAATTTTTTCCTGCTTGAGTCTCTCGGGAAGCTCATCACGACTGACTCCTTCACCCACTGTGGGGGTTTCTGTCTTCTCAGCGGTAGAATGTGCCTTTTTCTGCTGTTTCTTGGCGCAAAGTACGTCTCGCTTATGTATCGCGTCCTTGGCTTGTACTAAAAACTCTTTAGCTAGTTCATAGTACTTGAGTTTTTTAACTGGTTCAACATCGTTTATGATATTGTTGATCGCTTGATATTGTTTTAGTGCATAGTCGATAATCATATCCAAGTCTCTTTCTTCTTTACTTGGAAGTTCATCAATTCTGTTATCGATTTCCATGATTTCGTCTTCATGTGTATCAAAGTCATCAACATTAAACACGTCGTCAATTGGATGTCTGTATCTAGTCATTGGGTGTCTCCAAACTTTATAGTCTTAATGTATTTATGGGTGTTTTTCAATCACTCTGTAACCCGCATTCTGCTTGGACTTTCACTTAATCGCGTACAGATATATCTATATTGGGCAGTGGGGCGAAGGAAACCCTAAAAGAAAAAGCCCCAACATTTATCTGTCAGGGCTTTTGTAGATCACACTTATTTTAACGTTTATTCAACGATTTGTCTATCAAACTGGAATGTGATATCAACTGTAGCATGTTCAGAGCTTTCATAGTTTAATGAAGTCTCACCAATTGAAGTTGGGAACACATTGGTATGTAAGTAAGATGTTGTTACAGTTTCAGAATCATGAGCAAACAGTTTGATACGTAATTGTGCCTGATATAGATCACGTGTCAGACCACCACCAGCACCAGTATTTAAGATGCCAGTCTCTAACCAGTTATCAAAGTACTTACGAACTGAGTTTGATTCATCTTCCCAGAAAGAGACGGTTAATGTGTGACCAGAACCATCACGACCAGAATAGAAAGTTTTATTCCCTTTAAAGTTGATTTCAATTGTTTCAACAGTCTTTTCTGGGATAGCTGCAGTTTGGACACGTTGTGTCATTACTTCAAAAGCTCCACCAGCGACTGATGCAATCAGTTCAACTTCATATTCATAATTACGCTGTGGGTTGTTTACCGCACGAATGTCTTGAATATTTGCCATTTTGTTAAATCTCCAAATTTATTGTTATCTAGTACTATTTAGTGAGTTAATCAATTTAGTATCAAATTCACCCACCAAGCTTTTCTGGGATTTGGTGTTCCATTAATTGATAATAATCATCAGCGATTGCAAATAGAAAATGGTTTTCAAATCCGCTTATTTCAAACTCACCACCAGCCAGTGATGCCGCCTCTACATCACTAATACAGAAAGGAAATATACTGAAATCTCTAATGATTTGTGACCCATTGCTTATCGTTAAATAAGAAATGGGTGATGTGATGAAATCTATGATTTTTATAAATCGGCACCCATTCACAAAAAGCCATGCGGTGGTCTGCTCAAACACCAGAACTATGGTTCCGGTTCCAGTAAACTTTATAGGAGATAAACCGAGTTCCTCTAAAGGGGTGACATCACATCCGGAGAAAGTGAATACAATCGTCCCACGCCCACTAATTATGCTACTTGTAATAGGCACCCTAACCATCTCACTATCTCGATAAGCTTTGAAACCATTAGTCATAATTGGACTAGACGGCCACAGTGTAGTTTTATGGTTCATGAGATTCACCACATATTTCTATTTGCGGGTAAATGAGAAGCAAGCTGCTTGGTAGTTCTCCATTCTGTCTAGCTAAAATATATCTAATCCTTCCGCTTGCCAAACCTGACACTTCTGATGGATTGAAATTAACATGAATCCTTTGCCAGTCATTGGATGGGGTAATTAATTGCAAATTCGTAAACTCATCTTCAGTATCATGTATGCCAAAAATAAATGGTGAATCACTCAGCCATGATTTAACAAAAACACTAAATGATGCCCTATCATAGTTCGAAGGTATTGATGGTAAATCGGTATAAATCTCACCACCTACGTCTATAGATACCGAATATGGTATAGGATCGACATCATTTGGTTTTGTTACTGGGATGTGTGGAGGTTGCTGATCTGACTCCTCCGATGAAGCCCCATTTAGTTGCCAATATGGTGACTCAATTTTTGAGTTTTGTGCAATATGATTTTGTGCATATTTCTCAACAAGCAATCCTGAAGATTCACCATTATAAAATAAGAATCTAGGCATACCACCAAACATGTCTAAAATATCACCATTTGGAAATCTGTTCATAATATTCGTATTATGCTGGGAATCTTCCCTAATGAATGTTACAACATCATTGAACTGAAACGGATAGGTCTCGTTAGGAAAAACTGACACTCTATAGTCGTTATTGACAAAATCTACAAATAATGATTGTTTGCCGTTCAATTCGTTCCACACAATCATGTCTTTATATGGTCGATTAAGAACGGTCTCATCGGCAATTTCTCCAACTTTTATGGTTCTGGATTTTAAAATATCAGTGATTTTGTCTCTCATACTGGTATGCTCCTTAGTCAGCGACTCTTGAGATTCCGATAGTCCAGCTTATATCAACTGAGATTAAATTAGATATTGTTCTGCCTGTGAATCTCTTATATGAGAACGCGATTCCAGCCATCGTCCTTAATGATGCAGATGTGTAGACCACGTTGGGCACTCCTGGGAAAGATTCCATGACCGACTGTCCATTTATTGTTGCGTAGAACCGAAATTCATTATCACTAGGGTAACTTACAAAAAATTCCTCAGACGGAACCTGCCATATAATGTCCTGCTCACTGCCCTCTGTTTCCGGTGTGGGCAATTCTGGACTCATAACGTCCCCATTTCCGACATCGTTGCCTAACCAAATAGAAGAAATTACTGAGGCATTTGAGTCCGCCACAGTCAGTGCATTTTTGATATTCAATATACCAGAGTCAACTATTACGTTTCGTTCTTCAAACTCATCAATAATTTTTCCAGTTTCATTAGATCTCCAAACTTCTCGATATGTGCCGTAGACCCCAATGTTTGTTTTGTGTTTATGTTCACGCTTGATCATTATTATTCATTCTCCAATTCAACCAGCTTGATGTATTTATTAGCTAGACAGATCGACGTTATGTCGAATTTTCACAATTATTCCCCAATGACATGGTGTTGATGGTGTCATCTGTTTTAGCTTCAGGTAATGGTAATTTCCAGAATTTTTAAATAAGAATATCTGACCATGTCCTGATACTGTTGCTATGACATCATAATCATCGGTTGTGTTATTTTCATAAGCTCTAACTTCCAAAGTCACACCGTATGATGGGAATATTTCAACCTCAGACAATGCTTTTAAAATTATTGCTGATGACTCCCCAGTTGAAATATCCATATAGTGTTGGGATTCTTGTACTTTCCAATTTGGGAAATATACTTCATTTTCCAAAAAGGCTTCCCCGATTGTAATAGGATTTTCCATAACTGAAAGTTGCGAAACAAACGGTGGTTGATCACCAATCATAGCACCAATTTCACCAACATCAACGCTTTGAACATTCACTAAGCCAGAAGCATTACATTCTTCCATGAAACCCACAGTACTATCATCTGTAATGTCGTGAGGTGGTGGGTCATTTTCTGATATGTCTAAGTCATCAGAAAATGCAATAGATTCTGACAGTATTTGTAATGCAACAATTATGATCACTTTTACTGTGACAGGGCGGGATGCTTTGAATAAAAAATATTCCAAAAGGTCGTTAACTACTTTAAATGCTTCTTGTTCGCTATATTCGTACTCAATTCCGTCATCACCGATGTAGGGATCGGTTACGGTATTATATCCATCGGATTGTACCCTAACTACAACGTATGGCGTTTTTGCGACAGCCATCTCTTCTTCATCAGGCACGGTTTCATACAACTCCCCGAGGATTGGATATGGTCCAAACTTAGTTTCTTCTTCAAAGTCTGAATAGCTGTATCCCTCAAAATATACCCCGTCTGCTCCAGCAACGGCATCACCATAGAGTAATTGGGTGTGGGTAAACTGGTCTGGATGATATGGTATTCTATTTTTAGTTACGGGGTCGATCATATACCCTTTTCTGACTTCCCTAGCCGAAGGCAACCATGCATATCTAATTTCAGGCTCAAGGCCAATGACACGCAAAACCCACAAAATTGAGTCTTCGGTACCAGTTTTTATAAAAGACTCAACAGCATCACGTAGGATGATTCTACGCAAATCTTCCGCAAGAAGAGGTGGGATCTCAAAACCAAAAGACTCTAGTGATTGTTTAATTGTGTAGGGGACACCAAATTCGTAATCACGAGAGAAATCAAAATTAATTATCTTCTGCCTTGTCTCGTCAAGAAAGATCCCAACAGAGTTCAAGTAAGATACCAAATTATCTCGATTCTGCAAATAATCTGGTATGTTTGAATTCAAAATATCAGCAATTGATTTCATATTATTCAACCTCAATTGTCGATAGGCTCACTTCTTGACCATTCAATGTTGGTTTTGGTGGTATCAGACTAAGCGCAGATAAAGCATCAGTTCTCAAATTCTGCCACTTATCCTGACTAAATTTGAACATATAATCACCATCAGCAATATCAACTGGTAGTTCAACCTCACCACTTCTGTGGTTTACCCACCCACTCACCAAATTTCCATGAGAATCAAAAATGTCACCCATTGCGTTGGATGTGTACACCACATCACTATTGCTGTCCAATATTTGCAGGCTACCCTCTAATATGTTTCTAGTACCTTGACCTATTCTTTGTGTTCTTCGTGGTAAAATAATTCTATAAATATCAGTAACATATTCAGACAAATCACCATGACTGACATCTAAAGAAAATTTACCAAAACTATCTGGGGTCTCAAGTACCAAATCAATACTAACACCCTCACTACTTGGGTAAATTGTTACCACTTGTAATTCAAAGGAACTTTGAGAAGTTGGCTCTAATCTCACTCCTTCATAAGTACCGTCGGCAAATAATGAATATTGAGATCCAGCAGTTACTGTTGTGATGGTTTCTTCAGAATCCCCTCGAATATCTTCTCTTCTCCACACAATAATATCGGTATCGGATGGGGCAGTGAATGAAATTTCCGTATTATCATAGACTGGGATTATATCCAACTTTTCTGGTCTTGGTGAAAAGTAACGTCTCAGTAATTCAATATCAGTATCCAATTCTTGGGGAGTGATATAATTGAAAAGCGGGTTTGAATTGATTAAATTAAATGGCTCTGGCCATCCAAATTCGTCAACAGTTGCACCCCTTAAATACATTGTGGCTTTAATTTTAGTCTCTGCTAATATGTTATCACGTGCTTTTAATAAGATGTCATATCTCGTATCACTATCATCAACACTGGTAAACACTGGTGAGTTGTCAATAAGGATAACAAATTCATCGCCGTCTGATGGTGTGTAATCAGTATTAATATTGATAACAGCATTATTTGTCACTACTGGGACTGAGAACGGATATATCGCTTCCATATCGATTCGAACATAGTCGATAACTTTATATTCAATTCCATTTCGTGATGTTCTGAGTCCATACATTGCATTAATGATATCAGATTTTTGAATTTCACGGCCAATCGATCCACGTCTTAACTGGAAGTACTCATCCAAAAATCGGTAAATTATGTTATAGAACTCAGAATTAGAGATAGGTAAATCCCTGTCTCTAACAGGCATCAAATTAATCTTGACACCAAGCAAATCCGCAGGATGAATCACATTATGGACACCAGCCATTTGAATTGGGCGAAGATATTCAATCATATGTTGCTTCTCTTCAAGTGTTAATTCTTCACCAGATGCTGTTAAATATGTAATATACACGTTGTTCATATTGTAAACAATTGAATCTAATTCATATTCACCTGATGTACGTGCATCAATAATGTTACCAATCCCAGACTCTCTAATCCAGAAATTATAATCATCAAGTGTAACTGCTCTACCATTAGTTTTATGGTATGCTATTGCGTTTTCTTTTATTTGTTCATTTGTTTCTTGTGGTGACGCACCTCTTATTTGGGTAGTATTCTCAATTTTAAATTGGTAAGAGTTCCCGTCCATGTCAAATACTTCCGAAGTTCCTAAAGAAAATTCAACGCCCGTCATTAGGAGTGTTTCATTTTCTTCATTAGGGTCAACTTCTACGTACTCGATGGTTATAAAATCATCAGGCTTTTTTCCGAATAAATTGTCACCAAATATGACACGCATCCCGTTCACTTCATACCGAATATCATAATATGCATCATTTGGTGATAAGAATGATAATGCTCTTCTAGCAGGACTACCGTTTAAGTTTTTAGCGACATCTAAGTATTCTATTCCACCAGACCTTACAATAAATGAGCCGTTTTCTATTTGTTCAAAATCGCGTATTAATATATATCCTCTGGTCTGGAATGTTTCATCTGTTGGTGAAATTTGTATTGTTCTAGGTGTTCCGTGTTTAATTAGTGCTGTCCCTTCAGACTCACCAGTTTGAATAATTAGGTCTTCCGCCAGCACATATTGATTTCCAGAGTTAGTAATACTAGTCAGTGCAGGTATAGTGATATTTGATTGTGCTGTTAGAATATTCTGGTCACCATCGATCAGTGTCATTTTGACCATTCCACTATTCGATTTAACCCTTTTAAACCGATACCCCATCTCAGAAGCTCTAGCAATAATTGATGATCTTAGAGAAGCGGTGGTTATATAGCTCTCTATGGTTCTTCGTTCAAGCATGAAATGTAAGTTATCAGTCACATCAGCAACAAGTTGGATTAGTGACTGCCCCATGGTTGAGTCAAAACCTTCACCCCAGCCTGGAGCTACTCGCAAAAGTTCAGTCATTCTTGCAACTTGTTCATCATAGCTGTATCGTGTGAAATCTGACATTATTATAACTCCAGCGTTCGTAATCTTGTATTAAATGTAAATGACCTACCAGTATCACGAAATGTGAAATCTATGTCTACATCGTACCTAAGAGATTCAATAATAGGTGTGACACGTATATCATTAATAGTAATTCTATTTTCTGATGCTGCTAGTGTGTTTGATATGTGTGACCGTATTGCCGTGGCCGTTCTTGAATTGATCGGCATTCCTAAAAAACGAATCAGTGAAGACCCTTTCGGTGACCTAACAAACTCTCCACTAACCGTGGCAAACAGTATCCGAATTGATTGAATTACTGCTTCTTCATCGTATAAGATTCTAACGTTACCACGAGAGTCTATACTTAGGTTAATATCAACATCTGAGTATGTATATGAATTGGGCACGACTGTTTCCTATTTCTGTAATATAGATGTATTTACAGACTAAGAAACTCATACCATAGAGACATTGTGAGTTTGTGTGCTTCCATTTGAATAGCGTTCAGTCACTTGCCATGTGATTATGCCAATAGCAGAAATAAATGCATTGGCTAAGTTTTGATAAGGTGGTGATTTTCTTTGGTCAGTTATTTCCGATTTGATAATATTCGCAATATTTGTACCTTTTGATGATGCATCATTTGTCACATTAACAACAGAAACACCGCCATGGGCTGGAGTCCCATTTGTCGTACACACATTCGACATCAATGATGCAAACGCATTGCCTATCGCATCAACATCAGACTCTGAGTTACTAAGATTATTGAGAATATTTTCTAATTCAGATGTATTTGCTCCAGTATTTAATGTTCCTTGAACAACACCACCTGATAGTAAAGAATTCATTGCTGAGCTGAATGCACTAGCAAAGTTATTTGGTAGCGTTGGGTGACCAGTTGGTTCAAGATTTGAATCTAAATTCGCAGCAAGCTTATATGCTTCAGTAATTTCTGCTGCGAATACATTTGGATTTAGTGCCATTAGCGTTTAATCACTCCACGGGTTTTACTTCTATCTAGCCATTCAATACCCATCTTCTCCCAAAAACCAGCCGCTTTTTTCTGTACGTCGTATATGTTTAGTGTTCCACCAGCGGTATCAATCAAATCATTTACTATTTTTCTTCCGCTAACAGATGAGCTTGACCTAAATCTTGGTAGGATTTCAATATTGATAAGACCTTCTGGAACACCTCTGCCGTCGACATTAATCTCTACAAATCCAGCTTTATAATCTTTTGGTTTTGCGTCTTCTGTATATTTTGTCATGTCATAAATATCGTATTTTAGACGAGATAACCCAGCAGGACTTGAACCAGACCGCCACCCACCGGCAAGAGTATACCCATTACCCTCATACATGGTGAGTCCCATCATCATGTCTTGCTTCACTAATTTTGTTTCAAATACATCTTTTAAATTCATGGCTGTACCTTTACTTTTTTAGAATATACTGAATTTCCTTGAGCCGCTTCGCCTATCTGAAATGGGGTAATCACTGCAGAAGTTGGTGACCCTAAATTGCCGATATGATTGTGACTATTTAACCATGATGTTAACTGTTGTGCCCATGCTGCTAGTTGTTCCCCAAGCACAGCACTTTCGAGATCAGATTCATCACCAAGGCGAATGTCATTTGAGTTTATGATGACGTGCCCACCCTCAACGTTGATTGTCAAATTTCCACCGATTGTTTTTGTAACATCACCCTCAATATTTTCATCAACATCACCAACAATATTTTCCTTTACATTTCCTTCATGATCCGACTCTTTCACATTTCCGCTTGGTTGTGTAATTTTAAGTCTCGTTTCATTTTCACTATCATCAATCTCAAATATAAATCCAGCTTTTGTTTTCAATACTCTATTCTTAGGATAGTCTTCAACATTACGTTCAGATGGCATATCATTTCTGCTGGGAGCACCAGCAAAGTATACTGGTTGGTCGTGGTCTCCTTGTTCAAAGAACACCCACACAATATCGCCAATGTCCGGTACAAAAAATCCACCACTATCTTCACCACCACCCATGAAAGGATCGGCATAAATTGCCCACGGTAATGCTTCCTCATCCACTTCATCATGGACACCAAAAACACGTACCTTTATCCGTCCAGACTTTACAGATTCTCCTTGAATAATATCTTCATTATCAATTACTTTTGCTCTGTAATTCCCTAAAAACTTTCCACTCATGAAACTTTTCCTACCCCTGAAGTTACGTACCCACTAAGGTCTTGTGAACCGAAATCATCAATACCGTGTCTTGATAGTGATACACTCATCGTATGTTCAACATTATCACCCAAGTTAAATATATGGTGGTAACCAGAAATCATGTACATCCCACCATACATTGTGTTCACTTGCTCAGTGCTGTCATGTGTCGTATTTGGGATGTACAATTCAATGATATCAAATAAGTCAAGAAATCGAGTCCCCTCTGTGGCAACCTTGAATTTTTGCATCCGTATCGCCTCTCGACTTGTTTTGATTTCTGCATCACACTTCGATCGTTTGTCTCTTCCAGTGAAAAATAGCTCTAGATTATTCTCATGATCAGACATGATTGAACTCAAATCAGAAAGCTGTGGCACTTCCGATTCACTGAATTTTACTTCTTCTGTTATGTATTTACCCGAATCCCAATCCCAATGTGACGACACAAAACCTCCGGCACCATGAATGATGTTGTCAACATAATTTTCTTCACCAGAGAATGTAACAAAAAATGGTGCCACCTTTTTATTTTCTTTCATAGCAACGTCAGCATTGTATGGTTTTAGGTTATGGCTATTCAGTCTAAGGATTGGTAAGTTTTTCGACCGAATATCACTTTCTTTTTCTTTAATAACATCGTTAGTTGACCTAAACCATGCTTCACCATCAAGTCTGACCCCAAACTCATAATGACCATCCCAGTCAATTGATTCACTCGGCTTTGCTTTGCTCATAATCCACTTGACCATATTAAAATTGGTCCAATGTGGTTGGATTACTGATAGAGCGTCAAGCTCATCATCATCGTGTTCAGATTCAGTAACAACCACATCAACAAAACCCGACTCTTCTAAGATTTCAGAAGCTATTTCACTAAGGGGTGTTTGATGCCACCCTCTGTTGTGTCTTTTTGATATGAAGTCATACCAGTTATCAATAATGAAATCCACATGGAAAACGATATCATGTGGTCTTCCTGCGACTAAATTGACGTAATCTATTTTTGTTGCATTGAGATTAAGGATTAATGAATCTTGTGTCGACCGACCGAACTCTAATCTAAATCTGGCAGTTGGTTGGAATTTAATGAGATTGAATAGATCACCACGAGCGTCTCTGAATTTAACAGAAACGATTGGGCTGGCCATACCAAATTCGTTTTGGATTTCTAAACGAAGTGGTATGCTTTGAGAAACGCCAATGTCGTCTTCACAATACAATCGGATGAAGAGATCATGTGACGGATGCCTATGTGAAACAACTTTCTCAAAAATAGTAAACATTATCTACGTCTCTGTCTATTTTTCTTAAATCGATTCATGAATTGATAATATTCCTCAAGCGAAGGTATTTTCACTAAACGACCGACCGTCATTTCTGATTGTGGGTCTAACATGTCGTTATGATATGCGATCAGCCATCCCAAATTCCAATTGTTATAAGAATGGAATGACAGCAAATCTGGTCTAGACTCATACATTGCGGTAATTCTGACCACTTTAGTAGTAGTCAAATCCATGTTTTGAATTTCAGTGTCAAGATAGTCGAATATAGTGTTTCCATTATTTTCTACTATCTTGAATAATAAGTTTCGATTGTCCATGCTCATTAGTTTGACTCATTGTCTCTGACTTGACCCATAGAAAACACGCTTGCCATATCATCAGCAATCGGATAACGCTCTGGTGTTACTGTTACTGTTACACGTGCACTCATTGGCAATCCTTCATGTGAGAGCACATTACTAAACTGTACCGCCATGGATGTAATGAACATGTCTTCCCATTTCATGGTTCTACCCATTTGAACGATCACTTTAGGTGGACTTCTAACGATGTTTATGAGTTCCAATAGCGTACCTGTGTAATTGTTTTCATCAGCACGTTGGCTGATTCTTAATGCAGCATCACCAGCATCTTGTGTAGCGTTTCTTGGTTCGGCATCATCACTTTCAACACCAACTACGTTTGCCGCTTCCTTTGCTAGATTTGATATGGTTTCTAGTGCCTTTTTTGTTGCATTTCCGACATCTTCCCAAGCCAATCTTCTACCAAGCGTCATCAATGATAGAAAGTATACAGGTTTTAGAACTTCTTCAATTGGGTTGTAATATGTAACAAATTCCATATCGAATGAGAACTCAGTATGTTCAGCGTTGGTGAACATTTTTCTCATTCTAATTCCTTGTTTCTGTGCAATACCAGCAACGGCAAATACCTTTTGCATAGTCTCGGTCATTGAACCGGTATCAAACGGTGTTGAGTATTCTGAACCAACAGTCATACCAAACCCGTCAGGTAGTGGTGCCTGAACTTCATACGGGGCTTCTGGGTTCATGCTGGTTATAAACACCTTATGAGCATCATCCTGCTCATTTAACCACTGCTGATACATGTTACCTCACATTTTGGAAAGTTAGTGGAGACGGTCGAACATCAAAATCCGACTGAGGTCTTTCTTGTTTGCGTGGTTTTGTGTTTGTTTCAACACCACGCATGATTTCTAACATCTGATTTAAAATATTAATTTCAGTTTCTGTTAGCTTATCTGACTTTCTTGCATTCATATTTAGAGCTTCAGTGATTGCTGAAATATCAATCGCACTTTGAATTGCCTCAACGACTGGATTGATTGTTGATGTTACTGCGTTTGTAGCTGATGTTGTTGCACGTCTACCAGCGTCTATGATATTGGTAGCACCACTATGTGTGACGTTCGAAGACCTTGACGAACGTACTCTAGAGGATGTCACATCTGAAATGTTTCCAGAGATGTTATTGAAATATGACCCCATGTGCGCATCTTTTACACGAGATCTTCCCTCAACGGCTTTTTGTGCTCGCTCTTCATCATCTTGGATTTGTTTTCGGTCCTCAAGCATACCAAGAATACCTTGGTGACCTACACCAGAAACAGTATTAACAACACTCCTAGCAGTAGATGACGCCTCAGGTACATTTATTGATTGTGTTCGTTCTAATTGTTCATTTAATTCTGCGTTGAATACATCACGCTGTGTTACACTCATTTCATTGGAACGAGAAGTAGCGTCTTTATACACAATCGACTGTAACTGATACAGTCGTTGAATATGAGATCGGATTCGTCTTTCTTGAACGATTGATGCATCACCAGACTCGAGAAGTCGAACAAGATGTTCTAAGTGTTGGTTGGTTGAATCCATCACGTCTGGTGCAATTTTGGAAACAACCTCAACTGGACTGTCACTTCTTATATAGTCTGACATCTCAGTTAAGTCTTGTTCAATTCTACCTGATTCAGTTTGTCCAATATATCGACCCATCCCAAGCATCGACATAAATCCAATACCAACATCTTCACGTCGCATGATTTCCAGTTGAGTTTCTCTTGGAGTTTCTTGTGCTGTTCCCATGCGATCAATATTTGCTGAAAATGCATCATGACCAACAACAGCTGTTGTGGCAGAACTTAATGGGTTCATTCCTAGAATCGTTCTAAGCATCGTTCTAGCCGAAGATTTTGCTGCACCAGAAAACAAGCCATCATTTTCTGACGGTCTTAACTGTTGTGGTCTTCCTGCTAATAATGGTAATCCTGTCTCTGCTAGTTTTTCTGCATAATCAAAGTATACTTTACCCATATTAAGTATACTTGAGTAAATGGTCTTAGCGTATTCAGAGTAACTTTCACCAATTCTCATCAATAATGATTTGGTCTCAGTCATGTTCTTTTCAAGATCTGAAGTTGACCTATTCAGTGAATCTTTAGATCTGTTCGACTCCTCACTAAGAATGTAACCATTTCTTCTCAAACCTTGAAATAGTCCAACTGCTGCACCAATAACTCCACCAGCAACCGTTCCCACGACTGGCACAACACTACCAATGAGTGATCCTAACCCAGCCATCCCCATGGTACCAACCATAGTGTCACCAATGCGTTGTGCGTGGGTACCCTCATCAGCAAATTTAGACACAGCAAGTGATCCACCGAACGCTATTAGTCCAGCCGGTGTTGCAAATTTCTTCATCTGTGCTAATCTAGATATGTTGACTGCTTTTACAGAAGTCCCAGCTTTGGTTGCCATCGCTGCAAGTGCTGTAGTATTCAATATGCCAGAACCTGTTGCTCTTGTAGCCATCGTTGCAGGTGTTGACCCTGCAACTCTCGAACCAACACCTGCAACCACACCAGCGCCTCTAGATCTAGCTATGATCTTCCCGATCCCAGTACCACCAATCAATCCTGCCATTGTACCAGCAAACGCAGAAAAAGTATTTGCCATAGCATTTAAAGATGTGACCGCCAGTTTACCTATTCCAAGAAATGATGAAATGAACGTTTGTAATGCTTGACCTCTGCGCAATCTTCTTTGTTCAGCTAATTGTTTCTTGTTGAATTTAGAATTATCCTCAAGGGCTTCAGCCGACTGCTCTTGAATTGCAAGAGAATCACGCAAAATCGACATGTGCTCTCTATGTTGATTTTGATCTTCTATTGTATTCTGTGTCCAATGGTTTTCCATTGTGTCGACTAACTGCAGAACATAATCACCCGTGTTAGACGTGTTTGCAATAATCTGTCCAGTTGTTGCCTCCATTTTCGCATCACGATCTTCAAAATAGTTTGTATCATTTTCTGGTGTTATATCTGAAAAATTTCGGATACTAACGACATTATCTGATGTTCGACGAATATCATCTACTGAACTAGTAGACTTACTGAATAATTTATCAAATATGTTTGTTACGTGCTCAGACACATTTTCTAAAATTGATGTCTTTGATGCAACTGAGCTTATTGATGACTCACCATCTCTGATACTAACGACATTATCTGATGTTGTTTTAGTATCTGATTCTGAGTCTCTACTCGTTCTGAAAATTGATTTCAAGGAAACATCAGACATCGAATATTCTTTTATTAAGCCCATCGACTTATCATTAATCGAAGTGATTAGTTTTGAAACAAAACTTTCATTTGTCTGTTTTTGAGATTCAGCTTGTTTACTGAATAAGTTAACTACATTACTAGTCTGTTCAACTTCCTTTGCGACTTCTTGTTTGATTGTTTTAGAATTACTCTGGGTTGGTCTAGGGGTAATAGGCTGAACTGTTGTGGTATCAGTCATCGGAAGTTTTGAAACATTCGATACATTACGACCACGAAGTGTTATTTCGTCACCATAGAGTTTTCTACTAACTTTTCCAACAAGACCCGAGATACCACCTTCATTCACACCATACTGAAGTTCATCCTCTCGTCTTTGTGCTGCTTCACGGCTCACACCTACAGCAGAAAGTCCTGCTCGAGCCAACGCACGAACAGGCATTCCCACAATTCCTTGCTCTTTTAGTCGCTCAAAGAACCCTTTATCTTGGTGGATTTCACCCTTCATCTGCCATTCACGAAGTTTGTCAACAGAGTCAACAATTCGATCAGTGTCAGACTTTTCACGCTTTCTGCCGAACAATAAACTTCCAGCAGTGCGAATCAATGGCATTACGAAATGTTCATTGAATAGACGCAGTGTGGTCCAGACAGGGTGTCTCGCAAACCGTCTGTACTCCATTAAAAGAGTTCTAGTTAATGATGACTCAATTCTGTCTGAGAGTCCTTGTATAGACTCTGCTACGTGCATTAGATGCCATGTGATCTCTTGATGATTCTTCAGTCCTTCAATTCGGTCATCAATGTGATTCATTTCAAGGCGGTCACCAAGAGGACGAATGATGTCATTCATCGCATCAACCAATCGGAATCTGAACACTGTCTCTCTCATCCGATTAATGATTGATCCGATTGAATCATCTGATAAATCAAACTCACGACGCTCATCGATTACTTCTTCTAAATCTTCACGATTTAATAGCGTCAATGAATTGTAATAGTCATCCATGTCATCATTTCGCTCATACTCACGCTCGATGTTATTACGAACACCAAAAAGACCAATAGCTGAAATGTAGTCTGGATCTAAATTCTGAGCTTCTAAGTCGCGAATGTCTTGCATTACTTATTCCTTAAATAGTACCAATTTTTGCCATAACGACCTGAACCGCATTTCGATAGTATGGAATATAGCGACTCAACACCTTTCCAGAGTTAATATCATACACATAGTAGCTGGCAATTGTAGTTTTGACATTTTGATTAAATACAGACCACTCTGGGTTTGGCTCAGTCACATACCAAATCTCAAAATCAACACGATTGCTCAAACTATACCCTAGAATAAAATCAGCTCGGTGCCGCTGACCTAAAATCGACATCATCGCTCTCTTGAATGTACTAGGTTTATCCTTTGGTAGTTCAATCTTTCCACCACTACGTCTATTAAAAAACCAATTCAATGGATTCCATTTACGAAGAATCTGACTTTGAAAGAATCGTCCCCAGTGGTTTCCTATTCTGGTCTCATCATATGTTGATATTACCTGACCCATGAACGTTTGTTTCAGTGCAGCCTGTGTGTATGGACTCTTTTGTGCATCACGTCGCATGTTTTTAATCTGCCGTTCATGCTGACTGTTATCAACAATCCCATCTATTTCATCAAACGCCTCATCTGCGATAAACTGTAAGTCATCTTCAGAAAACTGCTCATATAAATCTTGCATTGCTTTGAAATCATCACTTTCTGTGATCTTTTTAACAGCTTTGCGATTTTTATTCTTAGTGGATAATGCTCGACGTTCAGCACGTTGTTTTTCCATCTCATGGCGTCTTTCTTGGGCTGATCGTGCTTTATCTAATGTGTCTTTTTTTCTCATTTTTTGTGAAGCCCAATCAGCACCTTGACTATAATTTGAAGAAATGCTTGCTCCACCATATCCAACGTCTGATGATTTACGAGAACGACCCTGTCTCTCCGCATTTCTGATATCATCAGTAATTTTCGAGAAATCAGAATCAAAGTTTGATCGACTGTCATCATTCATCGATTGATCTCTGAATGACCCACGGGGTTTTGGCGCATCTTCATAGTCATCAATCTTCACTTGGTCAAAAGCATTTTTTGCTTGAGTTTTAATCTTATCAGCATAATCACTTGCTGCAACTTGAACCCCGATTTCATATTCTTTACGAAGTTCATTTGCTTTTTTTGCAGTTCGTTTCATTAATTGTTTAGCATCACGCTTGAACTTTTCTTTGCGTTTTTCAGCCTTTTCAGCTTCATCTTGACGTCGCTTTGATTCTCGGTCATCGATACGTTTAAGTTCCTCTGCTCGCTGGTCAATGTTACTTGTAAGTGCGCGTGTTACCGAATTTGCTAACGTTCTATTTGTGCCGCTATTAAAAAATGCGCCATCGTTTTCAGAGTACTGTGCAATCGCCTGAACTAAGTTTCTAATGGCTTCGGAAATAGTTGGTGATTTGACAGATACATCAATACCCGAACGATCGTGAATCGTGAATGTGGAATCAATTGAGTTGTACCACACTTCGTAAAACACATTACGTTCAACTTGGTACCCAAGGATAAAGACTTTACCCCAAGTTCGACCTAATAGTTTTTTATCACGAGAGATTGATGATTTGATTCTGTCCCAAAAGCGTAACCAACCACCCCATCGAGATTTAGGGATCTTAGTAAAGTCGGCATAAAAAATACCATCAAGTAATTCTTGACTGTTGATTTTGTCTGCCATGCGTGTGATTCTATTTGATTGATTTGGTCGACCACCATCGATATCATCAATGCTTGGATCGCCTAAAGCAATACTTGCATCACGCTTTGCTTTTCGCTGGTAGAATTTATAGCGGTCTGCCCATTTCGGCAACTGGTATTCACCTTCATCCAAATTAACCTTTTCATTAAATCTGTCAATCACACGAACAAAATATCGACGGATTGATGCTGTCTGTACTTTTGGATCGGGGTTTTCACTGAAATCGAATGGCGTGAATCCTAAAGCATTAATGACATCAATGAGTTCAGGGAAATCTTTGATATTTTCCCATACTGCCAAAAAATTTAAACGAAGGAATGTTCTTCCTTGTATGACGATGTTTCTCTCAACACCTGATGATTCATTAAGGATCGTAAGTGATTTGATTTTCTTATGAGCAGACTCAGTCAGAACCCCATGGTTCAGCAACTCATCCAGTAAGATCTCATCAACGGTCTTACCGTTTTCCATAAATCTGTATTCATTATTCATTATTGGTCACCAATGATTTCTATAGCACTGTTCTTATTTACAAAGAAAAACGCTGCGGTTAAAGTCGCAGCGTCTGAGGTACTAAAAATGGATCATTTTTCGACAAATCTCTATTCATGCATTCTATGAAGTGTCTTCCTTTGGTGACGGACATTGCACTGAACTCAGATGGAGATATGCCCATGATTTTACACATGTCATAACATTCGTTCAAAATCGTCTTGAAGTGTTTCTGGATAAAGAATGTCGGCTGCTGAAAAGGGTAATGGGATATTAGTGACCCCCTCACACTCTGAGCACGTGTGTTCAATTTTCTTAGGAACGCCATACGCAAAGTATCGGTGGAAATTCTTAATATGTCCCATTTCTTTTGCTGAAACATTTTCTCTAACCCACTTCAACTTATGTTCGGTCGAAAGTGGTAGCCCTAAATCAATTGAAAGCGCAAGCATTATTGTTTCAATATCAGTATTTTCATTAGCAGCTGCATAGCGTTCAGCTTCAATTTCATGTGCAACGGTGTACATTTTAATTTTAACTGCAGTATCAGTTTTCTTCAATTTAATTGAAAACCCTTTCTCAATTTTTTCATTGATATCGGAAATATTCAATTTGGTCAAATCAACGCTAACTGTTTCTTCATGCTTACAGTGTGGGCATTTGATTGGTACCTTCTTAATTGACGCATAATTGTTTGCCCATAACCAAACCAATGCGTAATCTCGGTCGTGAATTGTCATATCTTCGAAAAAATCACATTTCATGAGGATTGATTTTAAAACCCCTGCCATCGTTCGTGCATAGTTTTCCGCAGATGCTGATGCGAGCTTTTCCTCATCACCAAACATGATATCACGATACTCTACTTGTGACGGGTACCCTAATAGTCCCTTTGATGGTAAATCTAGAACGTTCCCTTCTGGCGATTTGACAGTTTCTACTTTTTCTTCAGTAGGTTTGCTACTAATTTGTTTTGTATCTTCGTCTTCGTCAAAAATATCTTTTGTTGATCTTTTGGTCATCATATTCTCCTTTGTATTACACTATTTATAACATTTTTTCAAGTACCAAATCGGTTAATTTCATAACCGCATCAGGCTCCACAACCTTACTTGATTTTTTATTTGCTAAAGTTATCTCTCGAATTAATTCATCATTAGTTCTGATTATGCGGTTGACGTCTGATTCTGGCATGTATATGTGATCTACAGAGTCACAAGAAAAAGTCACTTGGTATTGTGTTACCGAATTTGAATCGTAATTGTAATTTGAGTCAGCTATATTTGCTGGAAACGCCTCTCGATACACACTAACATGCATGTCAATTTTACTAGACCCCATTTTAACAACAACAATATCTCTCTTGTAGAACGCCGGTGGGTTATGTCTCCCAACATACTCAACCAAAGACATCCAATACTCAAGATAATGCAATGTTTTCCCATCTTCCATTTCATCCATCGTAAGCTGCACACTACCAATATCATGATGCTTCGCTGTGTACATGAATGCTGAGCCTTTCGTATTTTTTTCTATTTCGAATGATTTATAGGGGGCACTAACGCCATAAATTCTGTGCTCAATATCTTGGGGGTCTGGGACTTCACCTTCCCACAAAGGCCACCAACCGGTTGCTCCTATTGGTACAGTTTTTAAATCAGGCATGATAATTCGCCACAAATAATCAAATTGTGGTGCCATTTCCATTTTTCTGGATACGGCTGATGCGATCTTTGAATTTGGTGATGGATTATCTGGGGTGTATCCACTTGACCGTTTACTGCGTCGAAGTAGTGAGTTGATTTGATTTATCTTACCCTGCACAAAACTATTTGCTAAATTACTCATTAGATACCTACAACCTTTTCTCTGAATTTGAACATGACATCAAATGTCATAACTTCTGAACCTTCATATGTTAATTGAGCTTCTGATATTTCCATCGGAAAACAATAAGTCATTGTGAATGATTCGTTGATTAAAAAGTCGGTGGTGTCCTTCAAAAAAAGTTGAATATGACGTCTACTTAGTTCCGGAGTGGTTGCAATATGTTCATCACCCATTGAACTCATTTTATACCAATTATGAACATATCGATAAGTATCAAGTGCTTGGTTGTCAAAGAATGTCATTCTAAATATACGTGGTGATGTGTCTTTACCAGAGTATGAGTATTCAACGCCAGCATAGTTTCGTGTGACAGCCTCTCGCATTGACGCCGGAATTGCCGTAGATTGAGCCCATGCATTAAAATTTCGATTGTTATTGTCGCCAGCGTTATGTGGGTCGATGACCTGAACTTGCCACATGTAATCAAGTTGTGGCTGATTTCCACCAAGAAGCGGAATCAGTGCAGCTCTGACTGGTGGTGGTAGGCGGTCAATTGCTGAGATGTTTCTTAATGTATCTCTTGCAGATTTGATGTTAAATGACATTTCACGATTCCTATTCTAATGGATCGTGTATATTTATGGGACAAAAATGGTGGGTCGAAATTAATCAACCCACCATTTTCATTTAATCCAACATAATCCGACAAATAGTTTAATAAAACGGAAAATGTTATTGACTGTGGGTTGTGAAACACGATTCAGTTCAATCATAGTTGTCCCTCAGCCACCACATTAGACAACATAATTTTTTAAACGTTCAAAAAAAATGCCCCATTTATGGGGCATTTGAATTGTGTTACTTACTTTCTTATTATTAGCCTAAACTAACACCAGAACCTGTAACAATCATGCGCTGGCGAATGAATTCCATCGCACGTGTTGGTTGCACGTAAACGTCAATGAAAAATTCACCACGGTCGATTACATCAGGTGTGTTGATATCGTCAGAAATGTCAACATACTTGCCGTACAATCCACCACGACGTAAAATTCCTTCTAGGAACGAATCAACCATCGAAAACGCTGACTCGCGAACTAATGCGGTATTTGATTTTCCAACGTATGACAATAGTGATGTTTTAATGCTCTCATTCATCCAAAGAACACTCAACACAACGTTGATGCGATCTAAACCAGATGCAGCAACCTGTAATGTCTTCTGTCCCCAGATAACGGCATTTGCAAGACCAATCTTGGTGACTGGGTTGATACCGTTTGAGTAAAGAACATCCAATTCAGCATCAGACATGCGCTTAGTTGTATCAACTACGTTTGGCAGTGTTCCGTTTTCTAGACCGAATGGTGCAGTCCAACGCTCACCATTTTGGATGGTTGCAATGATTGCAGCAGCAACATCACCTGATGCAGGGACTGTCACTTCGCGGTCAGCATACTGGTCATAAACTTTCAGCCAACCACCGTACATAGCACCATGATAAGAGTCGGCACCAAGCGTATCACCACGATAAGTTACCATTGCGTCAACATCAGCAGCAGCAGCTTCTGGAACATCTAGGATTGCAAAAGAAGTCTTACGTGATTCTGCAATAGCTAATATTTTGGTTGCTACTGGTGCAGATGCAAAACCTGCGTTAATCAGAAGCAGTGGGTCAAACGCCTGAGTATTATCGAAATCATCCCACGCATCAACAATATCACCATCAGCCGGTGCAACTATATCATCAGAACCACCAGAAAGAGCCATTGAAGCTTCAGCATATGAGTCTTCACCGTCAAAGATATCTTTAACTCGGACAAAAACTGAACGAGCATTAACAACGTCTTCAACAAAGATGCTGCGACCGAAACCATTTTTTGCGTTTTGATCACGTGAAACTTCGAATGACTCAACGATATCACCATTCAAAGAGACTCTAAACTCAAACACACCAGCTGGGGAATTTGGTACCGCATGGAATGAAACAACTAAGCCGTTACCCCAAGTACCTTCGTTCTCAGCAGTAATAACGATATCATCTTCTGTGGCATCAGCTGCAGTAGCGTTATTGATTACACGACGCACATACAAACCACCCACACGATTTAAGTAGCGAAGCGCACTGTACATTGACGGGTTATCTCTTGAAGGTAAACCGTATTGATCAATGAATTGACGAGCATTGGACACCAGCTTGACCGAAGTTGGTCCACGATCTGATGTGATGACAATACCACTTGTTAAGCTTCCTTGACCACTCACGACAAACGAGCGATCGACAATTTGACTTAAAACACCTGGACTCAACATATATTTCTCCTATTAGTCTTGGCTTTCTTCTTTTACGAATTCTTCTTGAATGTGTTTACTCTTTTTCTTCTTTTTCGATTTTTTACTCGTGGATGTCTTAACATCTTGGGTATCGATCGAAATTGATTCCTTCGAGTCTTCATTTGTTTGTTCAGTAACGGTACTTTCTAACTCGATTGTATTATAGCTACTAACCGCTTTATCTGTTTCGAATACTTGACCATTACGTAAATATTGAACAGTACCATCATTCAATGTAACTGAACCTAACTTTCGTCCATTACTCTTAAACTTTTTCAAACTCATAGAGAACTCCGTTTGATTTCACTATACATCTATTTATTAGTAGTTGTCTAAAACCTATCCAAAATGTATTTTAAGTATTTACTTAATCTATGAATAATGTAAACTATTACAATGCAATCACTGATCTAAAAACTATCCAAAATGTATGAAAATGTGATCCACGTTAAACAACGTTCATAAAGGGTTTCCTTCGCCCCACTGCTCAATATAGATATATCTGTACGCGATTAAGTGAAAGTCCAAGCAGAATGCGGGTTACAGAGTGATTGAAAAATGGCATTTTAGGATACATTTTATAGCATAGAGATTGGAAACTTTGAGAGATATTCGGTGTCAAAGTTAAATACAAAAGGGAAGAAATAAATGACAAAACATAGTAATGAAACTAAGAAAAAATTCTACCTACCTGCTAACGTTTTCTTTGATGAAATGGTGAGATGTCTACAGGATGGAAAAATCAGTGATACACTGGGACGCATGTTTATGCTGTTGGCAGAGAAACATGCCATGCATAGAAATTTTATCAGATACACCCACCTCCGAGAAGAAATCATTGGAGAATCGATTGTCGCTTGTGTTTATGCGTTTCCAAGATTCAATCCATATCGGAAAGAGTATGAAAAAGAACACGGAAAATGGGATGGTTCAGATTTAGACTACCACCACACGAAACACCACAACCCTCATACGTTTTTCACAACATCAATCAGGAACCATCTGTTTAATTACGTGATGAAAGAATATGACCAGTCCAACGTCACAAATGCAATCAAAGTACAACATGGAATGGATCCATCTCATGGTTACGAAGATGCTATGAAAGCAAAAGAACAGAAGAAGATTGACAAAAAGGCTGCAGCTAAGTAAGATTGTTTCGATTTTTTGAAAAAGGGGAAAATTATGCTAGTTCTTTGTATCGGAGATCTACACTACGGCGAGCGTGGTGACTCTGAAAAATATTGTAAACAAGTGAATGATATGCTTCTATGGGCTGTTGATGAAGCAAAAACGCGCAACTGTGATACTGTTGTTCAGTTTGGTGATTGGTTTCATAACCGTACCCGTGTGAATGTTCAAACAATGAAGTATGGTGTTGAGGGAGCACAAATCCTCGGCGAATCATTCATTAATGCTTATACGTTGGTGAGTAATCATGACATTTACCATCGAGACCGACTTGATGTCAATAGTATGGAAATTCTACGACCATATATCACAGTAATTGATAAACCGACACGACTATTGGACACTTCAGTTGTGATGTGGCCATGGGTGACGTCCCCTGACGTATGGGATCAATACATCAATGAATCACGTGATTTTGATTTCATGTTTGGTCATTTGGAACTCAACAGTTTCAAAATGAATGACAATTATGAAATGGAGCATGGATTCAGTCCAAAAGAGATTCGGTTCTTCAAAAAAGTGCTTACTGGTCACTATCACAGCCCACAGACCAAAGATAACGTGACATACTTAGGCGTACCGGTACCCCATTCGATGTCAGAAGCCAACCGAGAGCTTGGGATATACTTCTTTGACACTGATACCGGTGAATTAGAGTTCGTCCAGTATGGTGGTGTTAAGGTTGTTTCAATCCCATACGACCAGTTGGACAAACTTGAGGACTTTGACCCAGAGAATACATACGTTCGTGTTGAATTTCCAGACGATCTTGATGACGAAACAAAAATCACGGAAGCACGAGAATTCCTAGAGTCAAAGAACTTTGCTGAATCAAAAATCCAGTACACTGATACGAAAGCAAAACAAATTCTGTCAGCAGATGTTGGTGAGGTTTCGGAAGTTGAAAATATTGATGAAGTCGTCATGTCATTTCTGAAAAATGGGAAACCGGTTGAAGGTATTGATAACGACATGCTAGAATCACTGTACAAGCAAGCAAAGGAGATTGGTGATGCTTAATCTAAAATTCTTGTCAATTAAAAATTTCATGTCGTTTGGAAACAAGCCGACTGAGATTGACCTTGCAACCAAAGGTAGTACGATCATTATTGGAAATAACGAAGACGTTGGTGAACAAGGCGAGTCTCGTAACGGAGTAGGAAAAAGCTCAGCAATTCAAGCACTTATCTATGCTCTTTACGGAAAAGGTATTGACAAACAAATCAAACAAGATGACTTTATTAATGTGGTTAATAAAAAAGACATGGTCGTCGTTCTTGATTTCGAAGTAAAAGGCGTAGAATACCGAGTCATTCGCGGTCGAAAGCCGAATCGAGTTGAATTATATCAAGGTGAGACGTCGTTAACACGAGACTCAATGAAAAACACCGACGAACTAATTCAAGAAACGGTCGGAATTCCTTATGAGATCTTTATTGGCACATTTTTCATGTCACCCCATAAAGAATCATTCATGTCCATGGGTGCTGCTGAACAGCGATCATTTATTGAAAATATTCTTTCATTGGATGTTCTTGCGAAACGAGCTGAATCCCTCAAGATGTTGCGAAAAGAGATACAAGTGGACGCAAAACTTGCACAACAAGAAGCAGAACACGTGGTATCGCGTAACACATCAACTGAATCACGGATTGACCGATTAACATTACGGTCTGAAGAGTGGGAAGCAGAAACTCTCATTGAAATTGAGAACAATGAGAACTTGCTGTCCGATTTGCGTGAAGTTGATATTGAAGCTGAGAAAAAATTGCATGAACGTGCTGAAGCTTTGAGAGTTGATGTTACGATCACTAAAAAGAAAATGGATGAAGTCTCAACAGACATCAAAATTATTCGACCAGAAGTTGATCGCCTGAAGACTGAGGTACTCAAGTACATTGAAGCGGTTAACGGAGTAGGTGCAGAAAAAGAAGAGTTTGATAAAAAGTTATCAGAACTCACGAAACAGATTGAAGATTTTGACACTACACTGGATGAAGTTGATGAAGATTTAGAAGAACTGGAGTCAATCAAGTCTGAACTGGAAAGTGAAAAATATAAGATTTTGTCATCAGAAAAAGAAATGAATGCTGACATTTCTGAAATGGCTCGAACAGTAGAAGCTCTCAAAAGAGAGAATGCTGGTGTAGAAGAACAAATTGTTTCTTTGAATGCTGGCACGTGCCCATATTGCAAACAGAAGCACACTGATGAGGAAAAAATTAAATCACTATCAGAACTTATTGTTAAAAATTCTAATGAAATTGAGGTACATGAGGACGCAATTTCTTGTCTTGATAATGAACTCTCTGAATTAACCACGGTGAGACTACCAGAGTTGACAGAAGATCTCAAAAATGTTGAAACACTAATCGCTGATAATCAATCACTTAAAAAGAAAATGATTGAGATCGATCGACAAATTTCTGACCTAGAATCTCAAGGGAAAACCAAACATGAATTGGTTATTGAGATGTACGCAGATCGTGACATCGAAAGTGAACTTCGACAAGCTGAATCAGATTTGATTGAGTTAGAAGCAGAATATGATACTCTCAAAAAAGAATCTGAAACAATTCATGAGAAGATTGGCAGTATGCTAGAAGAAAGCATCTTTGAATCAGTCGGCGAGATTGATGAAGCTGTGAAAGAAATTAAGCGGACTGAAGAAGCACTTGAGAAACTTCGAAGCAAAGTTAACCCATTTGTGACTGAGATTGAAGAAGCCAGAAGTGAGATTATAGATCCGACCGAAGTTGAGGAAAAGTTGAAAGAAATCAATAAAAAAGAGACTCATATTGGATATTTGATTAAACTTTTGACGGATTCAAAAAGTTTTGTTCGCAAACGAATCGTAGACCAATACATTCCCTTTGTGAACAAAAAGTTGCTTGAGTACACCCAGCAAGTAGGGCTGAGTCATATTGCTCAAATTATGTCAGACTTGAGTGTAGAAATCGATTACAACGGTCGAAGTCTAAGTTATTACAATATGTCCCAAGGTGAGCGTATGCGTCTCAACACAGCGACCACGTTAGCATTCAGAGACCTCATGGGAATGCTTGGTAAGAACTGTAACTGGATTGGTTTGGATGAAGTATTGGACAGTGCGCTTGATCGGTCAGGTCTGCAGAAAGTGTTTAAACTTTTTATGGACAAATCTGAAACAGTTTGGTTGATTTCACATCGAGAAGAATTTGCTGATTTAGTAGACCACAAAATGGTAGTCACTAAATCAAACATGTTCAGTACTATTGAAATTAGTCAAGGACTTTAATTAAAAATGCCCTCATATGGGGGCATTTGTTGGGGATTTATGAAAATCATAGTAGAAAAACAATCGACAAATTTTTGCTTAAACAGTGATAATCCAAAATGGCAACATATCCCATATCAATTTGCATTATGCATTTCATGCCGAGCAGGGCTTGTAATAATCACAAAGAGACGGCTGTGGAAGTTCTGGCATTGGGAAATCGTGCGAAAAAATAAACCGTTAGTGACGACCGGTTCATTTTTATTGTACCCAGTTTTTGCAAGACATGTTCAGGTTGAAGATTCATATTCACCAACAAGTTACATATCAACTGATTATACCCCCCAAACACGTGAGGAATCTTGGATTATTCTGACCCTAAATAGATATAAAACATCTAAAGGGGAATTTACATGTTCACGAATCAAACAATAGCAGTTGGTATCGACCAGTCTTTAACTTCGACTGGATTTTTCTTATTTTTGTGTGATGACGCAAAGAAATCACCTGTGCAATATGAGTATCAAGTATTTGAGACGAAAAAGGGCGAAGGTGAACTGAATAAACTTGAAAGATGTGTTTATATTGCTGATAATGTTGTTGAAAAAATTGACGCATGGCGAGAAGGGTACCCATTCACTGAAGTAAAAATTTCAATAGAAGGACTTTCAAATAGTTCATTCGGTCAGGCAACACGAGACTTAGCCGGATTGCAGTTTATAATTTTGGATACGTTGGTTGAGGCTGGATATAAAGATATCGAGATTGTTGCGCCAAAACGGTTGAAAAAATTTGCAACAGGCAACGGGAATGCCTCGAAACAGATGATGATTGAGAAATTACCACAATGCTTTCTCGATAAATTTAAACAACAGAAACTAACAAAGAAAAAACATGAAGACCTTGCGGACGCATATTGGTTAGCAATGAACAGTGTTAACGAAGTCTACGGGAGGTTTCCAGATCATGGGACAAATCAATGCAATACAACAAAGGTATGCTTTCAAATAGCAGACAAACATATGAAGAAATGATGGAGAAACGCAGTGCCGTTGAAAAATTTACGGGACTGATGAATCGGTATCATTCTGTTAAATTGCGTGACCTTAACGAATTAGAGAAAAAAGAATTGGAACTTTTACTCCGTTCTGAAATCAATAAGTTAAGGAACGCATTACCGAGTTACTACAAAGGTAACATTGGATCGTGGATTAACAGTCGTGAAGAATGGCTCAATAGGGGATAGACCGGAATATATGAATCAACTTGACATTGCATTAGCATACGCAAAAAATGGTATAAAAGTTTTTCCATGTAGTGAGACGAAAGCACCAATCATCAAAGGTGCTGGTGGCTTTAAGTCAGCCACAAAATCCATCAAAAAGATTCAAGAATGGTGGTCTAAATATCCCAATGCTTTGATTGGTTCACCTAATGACCAGTTTACCGTTATTGATGTAGACAATTATGGACTTTGTGAGACTGGTAAGCTGTTAACAGATATGGCTTTATCGAAACTTGAATCTACGGGTGTATTAAGTCGGAAGTCAATGCGCGTTACAACGATGTCTGGTGGTACTCATATCTATTTCAAAAAATGTGAGTTTGTTTCAAGGTCGATAAATTGCTTACCAAACATAGATCTGCTTGGTGACGGTGGTTATGTCATTCTACCAGACCAAGAAAATTATGTTGCTGACATTCAACGACCATGGGAAGCAATTACTAGTCTACCTCCTTTCGATCATGGAACATTTTCATACGTCCAAGATGAATTTGAATCCCACACGAAAGCCGCAAGACTGCTGAAACCTGCTAAGGAAAAGGCAAGATCCAAGAGACATAAAAAGATCACCGAGTTCAATGGTGTGATGAAAACCGATATTGATGGGTTTGTTCAACTCCAGCAAGACGTTGAAAAATTCGGTGGAAATTTGGGTGGAATCGATTATGAATTAAGAATGTCGATGAACCCTATAACATTTGTTGAGACCCCACAAATGTATCGAAAGTGTAAGGAAGGCACATTAGTACCAGTCGATTACACAACCAAGATTATGGTGAATGGGTCATATTTAGAAGCATCAGAAGGGTTTCTGAATTCAGAAATGATCACAAAACTGTTTTACAATCAGGAAATTCAGAAAAAGTTACTTAAATTGTGTGGTCTAACCGCGCCAGCAGTGGGTAGACGAAATCTGCAGCACTCAGTCCTCCCAGGACATAGAGACGTAAACAAATCGATGGGGTGCCGATGGTCACATGACGGCAGTCATATTATTGTCAGGGATTTCACCAACTTCTTTTCCAGTAAATATCAACAATGTGACTACAACGTTGTCCGTCTTTATGCAGCAAAAAAATATAATGCAAACGTGCAAAGATTGAATCCACCCGAGTTTGTTATTTGGTTTACTAGGATGCTGGTGGAAGCAGGAATTATCAAAATAGATGGGCTTATTCAGCCGCTGGCACAGGAAGGTGTTAAGCTTGGTAGAGCAGAGCAACAAGTGTTGCAGAGTTTCTTGGAACTGGATGCCATGAAGCGTCTGTATGATGGATATGATGGTACTACAACGTTTGCTGACAAGTTTTCAGCTGCGTGGACTGGCGTAAGCACATCTTCGGTTGGCAGAGTAAAACATAAACTCGTTGAGAAAGGATTGCTAGAATATGCTGGTGTGTATGACTGTAGTGGTGGAAAACGTACCGATGGATTTTATGAAACACCATTATATCGAGTAGTTGTTAAGTCAAATAAAATTAAAGTAAGTGGCGTCTTCAATCGAGACGTTCTTGAGATGAAGAAACGGAGAAAAGAATACATGGCGACCCAATTTGATAGCGTGAAGAAGTATGAGGTGAAAAATACCGTACCGGCAAGCATTGGAACAATTTATTCCATTGGTGTGACAGATGTTTCGTATGGGAAACTGTTAAATTTCTTAGACGACATGGGAGTCCCGAACCCAGTCATGCAGCAAAATATGGTGGCACCGATCATGACATCCGACTCAATTGTTGATGATGTAATTAGTGAACCCACCAAAGGATTCCCTGTTGGGAAATTGAGATTGGTTGAAGATGATGGATTTAATGACAAACGAATTTTGATGCTGACATTTGAGTCCCCAGATTTTAATGATTTGTGGGAAGATATCAACAAAAAACACTGGGATAAAAAGGACGATCATACTGATATTCCTGCTGGATACCTAATCTTATCACACGATTTAGAGGATGATGAGATTGACGTCGACCAACTGAATGTTAGAATTTCTGAATACACGGGTGGTGAAATTGGGTTACAAGGCGTCACAACCAAATATCTGTTACATGACCAAATTGACGCACTAATGGACGGGGAGGATTACCATGATATTGACTAACTTAGAGGAAATCCAAGAATCGATAGAGACTATCAACAATCGATTGGTAGATATTAAACGAATCTGCACTTATTATATGCGTCCGAAGCTGCAGGGTGACGTTGTTGAGACCACTATTGTAGAAAAAGTTTCAATGGTTTCATCATTTCTATACTTGATGGAAGAATATTCACAAAATATAGAAGATCTCATTAATGAGGCTAAGGCTGATAATGTGTTTTCAGATATCGAAGAATCAAATCAAGACGATCGGTAGACCGATTCGTGCGGTGATGGTAACTTTGCCACGTTACTCCACTCGTTTAACTGGAACGTATTAGCAACACGAAGTCCTGGAAGTTTATATCGACGAATAATCCCTCTTATCTGGGGGATTGCGCGTTTCATCGCATGATAATCAATCATAATTGGTTGGTTCGCTCGAATCCTAGCAGCATTTGAATCAAGAATGTACTTTAGAATCGCACGACGAATGTTGGAAGGAACATATCTGAGATTCATGGCAAGAATTGTATTATATCTAGACTCATGGATGATAGGGACAATCAATGGACTCCGGTCAACTTCCCATCCAGAATAGGTTACATCACTCACAGCACCAATCAATAAACGCTGGATCTTCTTTTTCTGATAAGAAGGCGTAGCATACCCAACCGCAAGACCGATGCCAACCTGTTGGCTGTCATATCCGTCATACACATCCAAGTAGTCTGATGCAATTGAGCCAGTAATTGATGTCATTTATTCACTCCGAAGTAGATTATTACTACCGTCTATATTTACAGCACTAAATAGTCACAGTAAACAGAATAATTGGGATTATTAGATTATGGCGAACATTTTGCAAGAATCAACATGGAAGCCTATTAAGCTTGGTGCACAAACCAGTGGTGGGTACTCAATCAATCAACACGCAGTATCATCAAATTGGTATAACCAAGCTGTTCAAAACACTGGAAACCGTCTAGCAAGATTACGTCGTTTCCACGAGGCTGACTGTGCATCGATTGAAATTTCTCGAGCATTGGACATCATGGCTGAAGACGTTAGCTCATCAAATGCTGATGATGAGGATGTTTTTCATATTGGATTTCCAGATGACGCAAAAGTAAAAAAGACAGTAATTTCTATTCTCGAATCATTAAAGGATGTATGGGAAAAGAGAACTCTTCTTGATAGACGATTTTATAACAGAATTAGAAAAACATTGAAGTACGGTGCAACATTTTTTCTAGTTAACCCCGACGGGTCATGGTCAGAGTTGTTGCCTGAGAGAATGGTTGGATACATACTGTCACCAGAAGATGAGAATACGGTTACACATTATATCTATGATAAAAATGCTATAACCATTGAGCAATGTCAGCACTCAAAAAATATGTATCGTAAACAATCAGATTCGAAGCCGGTTCCAATACCTGTTAGTGACTTGGTTATTCTAAAGATTGGAGATAAACCATTCGGTGAGTCTGTTATAGAGCGAGTCTACAGCGTTTGGAAAAAACTTTCAATGCTTGAAGATAGTATGGTCATCTATCGTGTAGTACGTGCACCAGAACGTATGGTGTTTTATATTGACACTGGAAAACTTCAAGGACACAAACGTGAGGCGGCTGTTGAACGACAGAGACTCAAATTCAAGCAGAAGCAGGTTTTAAAAAACGGTGAAATTGATAGTGAATTCGACCCACATTCAACAACCGAAAATTTCTTTATTCCTACAAATTCACAAGGTCGTGGGTCACGTGTTGAGTCTATTCAAGGTGGTCAGGCCATGGGAGAGACCCGTGACCTTGAGTGGTTCTATCGAAAGCTTGCTGGCGGTCTAAGAATTCCATTCTCAATGATAGACTTCCAAACCTCAGAGTCTGGTAGAGATCAATTTTCAGACATGCGAGTTGGGCAAGTCTATCAAGCAGAAATCCGTTACATGGGATTTGTGAAGAGGATCCAAAGACAACTTCAATTCCCACTATACGAGAACTTTTTCCGTTTTTGTAGAAATCGAGATATTTTACCACCAGAGGGAATGGAGCTAACAATAAATGCGCCGAACAGCTTTGCTAAGTACAAGGACATTGAAGTCAATCAACAGTTGCTGAACGTGTATCAATCTACTGCTCAAATCACTTCACTTTCTAAACGATATGCAATGCAGAAGTATCTACAGTTTGATCATGAAGATTTAGAAAATAACATGATGGACAAATTGCGAGAGATGGGATTGACGGATGATGAAATTAAAGAGATCCCAGACAATGTTAAAGCTAACTTAGTATACGGTGATGGCAGCAAGGGTGAGAAATTCGGTATCACCCCATCAGAGTCTATGGGTAGATTCTAGGTTAAAACGACATGAATTTGTAAATAAACTAACGAACAAGTATTAAGGAACATCAAATGAATAAAGAACAATTGAAAGAAAATGTAAAAGAAACTGTCCGTAATGAAATCCGTCGACAACTTGGTGGTGAAAACTCAGTAAATGAGTCTGCACTGTTTATTGGTAGTATGCTGGCTCTGGGTGCTGGTGCTGGGTGGTTTTCAAACTTCTACAAGAACACACGGAAGCTTTTGCATGAAATCAGCCAAAACGAAGCGATTCAAGGACAATTCGATAAAAGCTTACCACAATTTAATACTAAGTTCGATCGTCTGATTCGCTTATTTAAAATGGCGAAGTCTTTGGAAAATGTAATCGCTTTAGAAAAAGAATCCGAAAAGATGATTGGAGAGTTGGAGAGAGCACGTCGTGACTCTAAAAAAATCAAAGTCACTCATGAGGATTACCTTGCCGGTGCAAATAGTCGGGTAGTTCGGTGGATGTTCCGTAACAGAGAAATTGATGAGACCCAAGCAACTCGAGCAGCTCAGGTTGGATTTGAGCGACTAATTGATGAGCTAATTAGTCAGCTTCGTGATGGTCTTAATGCGGCAATGAACCAAGCTGAGCAGGCTGCTGGAGCATAAAATGAACAGAGAACTGCTAGAACAAAATGTAAAAAATGTTGTCAGGTCTGAAATCAAAAAGCAGCTAGGTGAAGGTGTTGCGATTAATGAGTCTATTATGGGCACAGCAACCCGAGTTCTGGGTGGAATAAACGCTTTCGCTGTGTCAATTTATGGTGCGGCGAACTCAATCATAGTGACAGGAGTTTTAGCCGCTGCTGGAGCCCCACTAGTTGCAATTATTGGTGCTGGTGCTGCTGTGATGACGGTAGCATCGTTGTTATCAATTGTTGGGTGGCGGTTGATGAAACATGCTGCAAAATCAATCGAAATCAAACAAGCAAAAGACATGATTGAACAGATTCATAAAATTGCAGAAAAGCGTGATGCCTTGTTTGCTAAAGTTGAATCAGAGTTAAATGACTCTGATAAAAAGAAAATCGAAAAATTCACCAACGATATGAAGAAAGTCGGGAACCGATTATTTAAATTCTTGCACAACTCCAGAAACAAAGCATCAATACTTGAAGTAAGTTTAGATGTTGGTGCGTCTGAAAGAGATTACCAACAATTGGTTGATTTTTCAGTTGTTGCGAGAGCTGGTTCTTATACAACAAACCCCAAATTCGCTTCTCATCAAGCAAGGGTAAAATAAGAGGTCATAAAAATGATTATTATTGAAGAAAACTTCAACGACCTAACAGTAACAGAATCAAAACAAGAAGTTGGTTCAAAGCTATTACTCCGTGGTGTATTTGCTGAAGCTGAGACTAAGAATAGAAATAATCGGCAGTACCGACTATCAGAAATGATCGCTCAGGTACAAAAAGTTAATGAAGCAGCACAGATTGGTCGACACATTTTAGGTGAGCTCGACCACCCAAACAACCTTGAGATTAAATTGAAGAACGTTTCACATCGTCTGAACCGCATGTGGATGGAAGGGAACATCGCATATGGTGAAGCTGAAATCCTAAAACATCACCCAAATGGTAAAATCTTAGAAGGTTTGATGAAAGATAGGGTACCGATTGGGGTATCCACAAGAGGTTCTGGGCAGATTAAAAACGGCATCGTTGAAAGCTTTAATCTAGTAACAGTCGATGCTGTAGCAACTCCATCAGCACGATCGGCATACCCAGAAACAATTCAAGAACAACTTGAAATGTATAAAAATGGTCATCTCATCAGTGAAATGGCGGAAGATTTGACAATCTTATACGATCCAAAAACACAACGTTTCTTTGAAAATGAGCTTAGAAAGTTCATTGATAGTATGAAACTTCGAACTAAATAACCACTGTAACTAATACTTATTGTATAGGTCATATAAATAAGTACATAAGATTCTTAATTAGGAGATTGGAAATGAGTAAACTGAAAGAATTGTTAGAGTCTTCAGTTTTAACTGACGAAACAAAAGAAACACTTCAAGAAGCATTCGATGTTGCTGTAGAAGCAGCTGCTGCTGAAAAGGTTGAAGAATCACGCAAGGAGTTGGTTGCACTGATTCCTGAAATGATTGAAGAAGCCATTTCAAATGAGCTTGAAGAGATTGCTGTAGAAGTTCGTGAAGCCCGTGAACAAGAAGTCTTATGGGCTGAAAAGTTCGCAGAGTTCAAAGAAAACTACGCCGCAAAAGTCGATGAAATGCTGCAGCTTATGGTTGCTGAATCTGTTGCTGAAGAGATTGATGAGCTTCGTGAAGATATTGAGCTTGCTAAGAAACATCGTTTTGCTATAGCAGTCACAGAAGCATTTGGTGACACATACTCACGCATGTTTGGTGAATCAGACGTGAGCCTGTATGACGAACTGACTGAAGCGAAGAAAGAACTTGAAACCTACCGACGTAAAGAAAAACTCGATAGTCTGTTGGAAGGCATTGAAGGACGTAAGCGTGATGTTCTTGAATCAATCCTTGAGTCCGTCGATGTTGATCGTATGGAAGCTAAATTCGAATCAGTAAAAGCAATTGTTCTTACTGAGTCAAATAAACCAGAAGGTGATGACAAAGTCATTACTGAAGGTGATGATTCTGCCGAGGAAACCCCAGAAGGAACAGTAGTTCTTGAAGATGTTGAACTTGAAGAAGGTAATGACGCTAAGTTAGATGAGCGTCAACAATACATTCTAAACGCTGCAATGAAACTTGCAAAGAGTCGCTAATTATAACGGTTTACCCACTATCCGTATAAATAAATACATAGAATAACAATCAGGAGTTATTGAAATGACTAACGAAGTGAAAAACTGGAATGATTTTAAAGAAGGGCTATTGGGTGATCTGGACAACCGTTCACAGAAAATCCTTGGCCGTATCTTTGAATCTGCCCACAAAGAAAACGTTCAAATGACTGGTCGTGACCATGAATTGAACAGTATTGTTGTTGAGTCTACGTCGCCAGGTTCAACCACAACTGGCAACATTACTCGATACGACACAATGTTCATGCCATTGATTCGCCGTACTATGCCTGCGCTTTTAGCGATGGACTTGGTTGGCGTTCAGGCGATGGATACTCCACGTGGTATCGTTCGTACATTACGTAACCGCTACTCAGAAACAACTGAAGAGAATGGTACTCCAGTAGTAAATGCTGGTACTGAAGCATCTGGTCAAATCGTATTCGACAAGTACTCTAAGTTAGTACTTGGTGGTGACTACGATGATGTTGACGCTTTAGACCCATTCGAGCAGACTGAATACTTAGAAGGTAACCGTGGTAAGCCAATGGACCTTGAAGTGTTAACTCAAGCAGTTGAGCCTATGTCTCGTAAATTGAGTGCAGCATGGTCACTGGAAGCAGCNGACGACTTGCAAGCACTTGANAACCTTGATATCGAAAACGAAATCACTAGTTCATTAGGTGATGAAATCATCCGTGAACTTGACCGTGAGATTATTGGTGAGTTGACTCAGCTTGCTGGTTTTGTTGAAAGCTTTGATTTTGCAAACGTTGATGGTCGATACGCTGGTGAGAAACTGGCTGCATTAAGTATTGCGATTGACGAACTCTCTGCACAGATCGCTGTAGCTACTCGTAAGAGTGGTGCGACTTGGATGGTTGTAGCTCCACGTGTATTCACTGCACTGAAGAACTCATCTAACACTTCTTTCGTTCCAGTGAACGCATTCCGCCCATCTGGTAACGGAGACCTACAAATCGGTTCTAGTCTGTTTGTTGGTACATGGGGTCATGGTGTTAACGTATATGTTGACCCATATGCAGAGACTGACAGCGTTCTTATGGGTCGTAAAGGTAACGACTTAGATGCACCATTCATCTATGCTCCTTACATCCCACTACAATCAAGTGGTGCGGTTCGTAACCCAGAGACTGGTGACTTCCGTGTGATGTTACGTACTCGCTACGGGTTCGTTAAGTTCATTGACGATTCTACGTCACTTGGCGACAGCCCAGACCACTTGGCTCGCGCAGGTATCACTAACCTTCAACTTGGTTTCACTAACTAAGTATTGGGAAAGTAATTTAAAAGCCACCTTAGGGTGGCTTTTTTATTGCATGTAAATACATGCATAAGTATGATATAATGTCATTTCATTTTTTTTTCTGTAGGGCGGTATATGACATTGACAAATAGCGAAGATCATTTGAATTGGACAGTGGATCAGATTCTAAAGGCACTAGAAAATCGAGAAAATCTTGGATTTGTCTCTCGTGATTTAAAGTATCTATCAAAAAACCTATGTGATAGAACCTCATTTCTTGATGAAAACTACCCAGCAAGTGTGACCACAACAAAAACCAGACTGAATATGTTGAAGTTAGGTATTCGATCAATGGATGACGTACCAATGTGTGCTCATTGTGGTAAGCACCCTGTCAGAATATTGAAGAAAGAAAAAGAGTTTTCCACTACATGCTCGACCAAATGTGAAAGACTAGAAGCAGCAAAGAAAACTCGTAAGACATGGGGGTCTGATGGATGCCCATTATCCCGTCCCGATATTCATATGAAAGGTGTTGAGAAATCAAAATCACTAGAGTCACGTGAGAAAATGAAAAAAACTGTAATGGACAGGTATGGTGTAGAAAATATAATGCACCATGAAGAATCAAAAAATCGTATGGTTGAATCACTCAATACATCTATTAGTAAGAGAGGTGATGAGATTCTTGAAAAGAGACGGAGCACGTGTATAGAACGTTACGGTGCAGAATCCCATATGCATGTACCAGAAATTGCAAAAAAAGTTCAAGAGTCACACTTGAAGCGTACCGGATATAGATCACCATTACAGAATCCCCAATCAATTCTGAAATATATGCAAACATGCATGGATCGATATGGGGTTGAAAATCCCTATACTGATAGAGAAATACGAGATAAAGCAAGACAAACACATTTTGAGAGATATGGGGTCACACACCCAAATCAAAGAGAAGATCTAACCAAATACTTGGATGACAAAGATTTTGTCCATGAACTGTATTACGAGTATGGTATTTCTGGGGCGTGTGATATTCTTGGATGTAGCAATGCTACTTTTTATCGAGCCATGAAGAAACATGGAATAGACCGTGACCAAAAAAATAAATCTTCATACGCAGAAATTCAGATATGTGAAATGATACGCGGGTGGGGATTTGATGCACAGCAGACGGTTAATGATGTAATTAGCAATGAGCTTGATATTCTCGTTCCTTCCAAAAATCTGGCCATTGAATATAATGGGTTGTATTGGCATTCTTCCAAATTCAAAGATAAAGGATATCATTTATCAAAGACCCGAGAATGTGAAAAGCAGGGGATACGTTTAATCCATATTATGGAAGATGAATGGAATAATAGAAGAGAACAAGTTATCAATATGCTTAAAAATATTCTCGGCGTGGCAACCCAAGAAAGGGTATTTGCACGTAAGACTGATGTTATATCAAAGACGTCAGTAGATGTTTCTGAATTTTTGGAAGCCAACCATATTCAAGGGTCGACAAATGGTAGCATCATATATGGGCTCGAGTATAACGGTGAAATGGTCGCCACCATGGTTTTCACAAAGTATGATGATGGGTTTTTATTATCAAGGTATGCCACATCATGCTCGGTTATTGGTGGGTTCAGTAAATTACTGAAATATTTCATAAACAAACATTCCCCCAAACGGATCGTGTCATTTGCTGATAAGAGATATTCAGTGGGTGGGGTGTATTTAAAAAATGGATTTAATCATGTCTACGATACGCCTCCAGACTATAAATACATACTGAATGGTCGTAGATTTCACAAAAAGAATTTCAGACATGGAAATTGGTTAAAAGATTTACCGAATTATGACTCAAATCTTTCTGAACGAATGAACACTGAATCTCACGGAATATATAGGGTATATGATTGTGGATTGATGAAATTCGTATGGACACCTTAATTCAAAAGCCACCTTCGGGTGGCTTTTTTATTACATGTAAATATACATAAGATGCTGAGGATGCACCATATGATCAAAAACACCACATTGCAGAAAATCCACAAAAGATGATGTGTTCTCTATTCAAATTAAACTACTTGCTGGAACGTCTGGTACAGTTTTTTGGTTACTAAAAATTATTACGGAAGAGAGAGAGAGTCGGAGTAACAATGTCGGATTTTATTAGACGAATAGTGGATGGTGAATATCTACTAGAAGACGTAATTAGCAGACCACTAGTGGATTTGCATGAATTCATAAATGGAATTAAATCGTCAACATTTTCTGCCGATTTCGTGAATAATGATTATTATATCATTGACCCGCCTTTTGGTTTAGAAAAAAGACAAGCGCATGATGTTCTAGACAACATCATTTCAAGAAGTTCTGAAAAAAGTTGTATAACCCCAAAAGGTCTGAAATTTGTAAATGAGAATGAACCATCGTTTAATTATATCCATAGTGATAATAAAGTGAAAGGTTTAGGACTCCATATGGGTACAGTTAATCTCATAGATGATGTGTTCGACTTTTTCTCTGACATTGGAAGTAACGGAACAGCCACAATGATTGCAAAGGCACCAGATGGATTCCCTGAATCGGCGTGGGCATGTGATGGGTATGACGACACAGCAGACGATGAAAACAATCTGAGGTTGATTGTAAACGGATTACCTATGGGTGAAAAATATTTTTCAATATTCTGCAGATCTCCGAGTGGTGATGAAAAATCAGTCAGTCTTAACATAAATGGCGAAATCCATGAGTTTAATATTTCTGGAACGATGTGGTATCGAATTGGATCGATATTTTCTGGAGATCTACGTGTCATATTTTCTAGTGAAAACGGTGATGAATTTATTTTAGGATATCCACAAATAACAGAAACTGATTTTGAATTACCATTCACATTTCATACAACTGACACTGATAAGATGCATTTTACAGACCTAGATAACCAGTGGTTGAATAGAGAACAAGGGACATTTTATTTAAGTTTTGGTGAAATGAAAAATTTGTCCGAAGCACTTATATTTGACGACACCTATGCTATACAAATAGACGAAAATACAAAATCAGTGAGCATATCATACGATACGCCAGAAAATGGGAAAGTATTCATAAACGGAGAATATATCTCTGAACTACCGAGTGGTCTCAATATGAAAAACGTGTCTGAGATGGAAGTTGTGGACGTGGCTAACGGATTCTGTCATGTCCTGCGATTTAACTATTATCCAATCTCTTTGTCTGAAAGACAAATCAAATACTTACACAACTATGTGGATGAATTTAATGATTAGTAATGAATATTTGATAGAAAATGGTGAATTGATTACATCAGATGTGATTAATAAGCCCATTGATGGAGTGCTTCAATATTTTGATGATCTTCAATTAGAACAGAAAAAATATAGCTCCCTTTACTGTGACTTTACCAGTGGGGAATATTTTACGTTTGATTCTCCGGTTGGATTCAATCCTAAACAGTATGCTGATATATTTAATCACATCCGAGAAACACAAGTTATAGAACCTGTGCCGAATTTTGGGGACGTAGTTTATGGGCAAAATGTCCCAGTGTTTAAGTATGAGAATGAATACAGGATTGGTCTATGGTTGACAACGGATGAGGTTTCTATAGACCTAACAAAATGGGACTGGTTTAATGACGTGACTGGAGAATTTATTATTAATGTCAAAGATGCATCAAATGTTGATATGTTGGCATTAAACTCAGTACCTTTATTAGAGAACGTTAGTGGCGACTTTATTGCAAAAATTAGATATTTCTCAGGAAGTATTGCTGAAGTTTATATCGATGGAACATTAGTTAACACAAAAATTTTAGATTTTTCTGATGCTGAGACTCTGACTATTTCTAATGGAAATTGCGTTATTGAGAGGATGACATACGAACCATTCTGTAAAACATTATAATCATACATGATGTAAATACATATGCTGTGAGATATGTGAGGTAGTAAATGAGTATTGAACAAAGATTGGAAGAGGCAACAAGTAAGGCGGAGTCAGCATCACAGGTTGCATATGAATGGGTAAATGGTGATGATGAGACCGTTGTGCCAACAGACGGTGGACCCTTACCATCAATTAAAAAATCTGTGAAGGATACGTTTGACCCAATATTAGAGATACTAAATAAACAAGGGTCTCAGGCTGAACAAAAAGCTGAAGAAGCTGCAATTAGTGCATCACAGGCTTTGGAGTATAAAAACGAGTCAGAAAATGCACGTGATATAGCTGTGGCAGCCAAAGACGCTGCCGAAGGTTTTGCAGATAGCGCCGGTAATTCTGCCACTACGGCAACTACAGAGGCAAATCGCTCTAAAGACGAGGCAGACCGAGCAGCTGGTTATGCAGATACTATGGCTAATGGTATGATGTTCATTGGCTTGTGGGATGCGTCTAACAACACCTTACCCCCTGCCCCTACTACTGGTTCAGCACAATGGAAAATCAGCGCCGCAGGTGTACTAGATGGGAACCCAGTGAATGTGGGTGACACGCTAATCTATAGTGCTAATGACGATACGTTCTTATTCTTAGATACCCGTGACCAAGTAACTTCTGTCAATGGCCGACTAGGTGCTATTACTGGTTTGGCTGAGTTAAGTCAAATATCACCAGTTGGGCTAAGTGGTGACTACAATGACCTAACTAACGGACCGAGTTTGGCTATTTCTAATTGGAACACAGCCTTTGGATGGGGCAACCATGCCAGTGCAGGATATGCTTTAGCTTCTGAGATCGACGGTGATGTATCAGGGCTACAAGAGCAAATTAATAAAGTGCGCGTTTTAGCTTTAGCGGGGATAGTATTATGAGTTATGCAATACAGCAACAGATGGACAGTTTAACATTGTCCAGCACGATAGACGAGATTACGGAGATAGCTATTGCGGCAGTCGCAAGCCAAGCTGCGTATAACAGAAGCAATTTATTTCGAGTGCTCGACGTTGTTAAAAAGGGAGTAACTGGGTCGGAAGTTGTAACGGCGCAAGTAGCAGATAAGGCCGTGCGTAGTATTAAACCTCGCGTCATGGGGCATGGACCAGTTGAGCTAATCGGAGGGGACATGCAGGCTGGTTATTTTGGTGAAGTATCGAGTGCAGACCTCTTTCGCGGGGATGATTTAGCATTGGAGCTTGGTGTCGATGCAGGCGTCTTGCAGAACGAAGGAGCAGGCTGGTTGAAGTTTGCGCGGCACGGGCAGATTATATATATTGCTAAGCAAAGCTTTATGCATTCGATAAGTTGGGATCACATCTATTCTCGCGGCATAGTTTACGGTACTGATGACAACGGATTGTACCCAAGAGGAACGCCGACCAACCAGTACACAGTGGTCGAAAAAGATGGTTTTGAGTACGTGGTGGGATTAATGACAGGTGTAGCAAGCGACCCTATTGATACGTCACTACAAGAAGAAACGTATTCATCTACTCTTGGCACGGGTGCAGGTAGTGAATGGAATGATCTGATTTACCGAGTTCATCAAGATATTCCTACTGCGCCGAATGGATTAACTTTTGACGGGGGTGCGCAGTTTGGTGAGAATTGGGCAGAGTTTACTGATGACGATTTGAATATCACAGGAAATGGACGATGGAAGTGGTGCCAAGAAACTTCCAGCGATACTACGTCCAATCGTGTCGTTCGTGGTAATGCCCGTCTTTCGACCTTCGCTCGCGGTACTGCTTCGTCTGCGAATACGGGTGTCGGTTGGTGTCCCCGCCTTGTCCTTAAATCTTAACACTTTTCAGGGTGGTGAGTCGATGACGTAGGTCATCGCAGACCACCCAAAACAAAACCACAGAGGTGAATTATTTTGTCAGGTTTAATATTAACAGCAAAGGTGGAGTCATTCGCAACGGTGTTGTTACCAGCACTAAAAAACTTCCCAAGTTTTGAGCGGCATGGGATTGTAGCTGAAATTAGAACGATGATGATTAAGATAATCACTAATATAAAATTAGCAGAATCGGTGAAATCGAAGCGGTTGGTTTACGCTCAAGAAGCAGATGGGTATATTGAAGCTCTTATGGCAACTCTTCGAATATGTAAAAGCAAGAATTTTAAGTACATTTCGAATGGGTTTTACACACAACTCTTTGCATTATATGAGGAATTAAAAAGATTGATTGTCGGGTTTATTAAATCCGCAATTAAGAAGTAAGTAGTAGTGGGTGACGCAAAACGTCCAATCGTGTCAATCGTGGTAATGACCGTCTTTCGAACTTCAATCGCAATACTGCTTCGAATGCGAATACGAATAACGGTTGGTGTCCCCGCCCTGATTTTAAGTAAAGGTGAGTTACGGCAAGCCTTTCTAATCTTGAAAGTAAAAGTAAATCAAGGGGCGTTCACTCATTTGCTTTAGGCAAAAACAATGTACAGGGGTATCGCTACCGAAAGGCCCGATGCCCTGCTATTAAAGATGAATGAAATGTTTAATGAGATCATAGATTGGAACAATGCTTGGGCTGCTTACGAGAGTACACAGAAGGGCAAGCCGAAGTTTAAAAAGCACGCTATACAGTTTGCGATGAATCCAGAGTTGAACTTAAAGGCACTAATTGATGAGCTGAGTGCTGGTGATTATGAACCAAAAGGCTACACCGAATTTACGGTGAAAGAGCCTAAAGTCAGGGTTATTTTCGCACCCAATTACAGGGACAAAATAGTGCATCACATGGTGAATAATGTTTTGAGGGATCACTTCGAACCGCTATACATCAGAGATAGTTATGCTTGTATTCGTGGGAGGGGGCAGTTAGCTTGTATTAGCGCAATTCAGAAGCACATGAGGGTTGCAGCCCGAAACATGGAATCCCCGTATATAATAAAAGCTGACATTTCCAAGTTCTTTTACTCGATTGACAGAGATATTTTAAAAACAGTTCTACGGAAAAGGGTGTCATGTGTAAAAACAAATAATTTACTTTCAAGAATCATAGACTCAAGCCCTTCTGAAAAAGGATTGCCGCTTGGAAACCTAACAAGTCAACAGTTTGCTAACATATATTTAAATGAGATCGACCAATATTGCAAGCGCCAACTATCGCTGAAGCATTACATCCGATATGCGGACGATTTCTGTATCATTGTTGATGGTAAAGAGAGGGCAGCGGAAGTTCTGAAAAACTTGAGGGCGCAAGTCAAACAAAGACTTAACCTAGACATCCCAATTCGAAAGTGTATTTTAAAACCATTAAGACTGGGGTTTCACGGATTAGGCGTTAAGATTTACACAACACATATATCTCTTACATCGAGAACGAAGCGGAGAACTGAAAGGTATTTTAGAAATTTATCTAAATATAGCACAGCAAGAAACTCCAGAGTGTGCTCATCAACTTATGCCTATATAAAAAATTTCAAAAGTAGATATTTTGTGATTTCACTTTTAAGCAAATATAGAAATATTTGTTATACACCAAACAAAAACACAGTAAAGAGGATTAGTCAATGATTTACTTTAACGGAACAGAGTTTGTGGCGCACTTATACAAAGCCACTTACACAAACAATGCTGACGGTGGTGAGCGTGTTAAATATACCAGCGATAAAGATTACTGGGAAGAATTTGTAAGTAGATGGGGGAGCGGACTTGAGTGGTCTGACGTGACACTTACACCTGAACAGCAACAAAGATTAGACCTACTCAACGAGCAAGAGCAATGTTGCGCTCAGTGGGATGCGCAAGCTAGCGTGTTTGTCGATGAAGGCGTTATCTATACGGATGATGTGCCGCCGTACCTAGAGGGATTGTTAGATGGTTATGGTGTAGATACAGAGAGCGACGTTAGTGAGTCTGATGATGAAGATTAGCTTATTCCCGCCTGTGCTCGTCATTGAGTCAAAACTAAAGGGGTGGCAGGAAGCTGTCACCACCTTGTTTGTTATTCGGCACAAGCCAAGCGCCCATCGTTCAGTGGTTGAGCATGAGTTAATCCACGTGTGGCAGTTTTGGTTTGTTGGTGGAATCGCAGCCATCGCGCTGTGGTTCTTATTTTGGCCACTATGGTTCATGGACTGAACAATAGGTAATCATTGAACTAAACATGGGCACCACTGTAAATATCTATAAGCATAATAATACAAGAGAGAATCGAAATGCCGCTGTCACATAAAGGACCTTATCGAATAAATGATCTATTCAATCAGGTTTTTGAAGAACATAAACCAAAGATTGACCAACTTAAACCAGTCGCGTACAAAGAAATAAACGTGGCTGGTGGCGTTCCGGTGCTTGACCAAAGCGGAAAAATTATTGCTGAACAGATCCCAGATTCGGTACTTTCATCACTCTCATATCAAGGTACGTGGGACGCCGACGAGAACACACCAGAACTCACCACACTAGCACCATCTGGAAATTTTTGGGTCGTAACTACCGCAGGAACTCAATTTGGTGAAGACTGGCTGGTCGGTGATTGGATTATTTCGAATGGAACTGAATGGGACAAAGTTCCTGCTGGTGGTGTCACTTCTGTACAAGGAAGAACTGGTGATGTCATAATCACTCTTGCGGATTTGGGTATTGGTGGATTTAATCCAAATGACTATGCATTAAGATCCATAACCATCAGCAGTGGTGATGGTATATCTGGTGGTGGCAACTTATCACAGAATCGAACAATATCAGTCGATTCGACTGTGGTAAGAACTTCAGGGGCACAAAATATCGGCGGAACTAAGACATTCAGCAATACCATACAAGGTTCAATTGTTAACGCCGAAAATCTTACAAGAAGCATCAGTGCTGGTGTTGGACTGACTGGTGGTGGTCAGTTGAATGCAAACCGAACAATCACACTAGGCACACCGTCAGCAGTAGGAAGTGGGTCTACAAACAGTGTTTCAAGTAACACCCATACACATGAAGTAAATTTATCTGCTAGTGACA